CTGTCAGTCTGGTAATCAGTGGCTGTTTGATTTCATCCGGGATGGCTTCTACTGTCAAAAACAATTCTCTAAATACTGGACTGATACAAATCTTGTCAATGCTGTTGGCTTCAAACCAATCAAACAGTTCATCAATACGCCACACATTGATTGCAGTAAGCACACAGTTTACTACACTTCCGTAGTTCTGGTAAACAAATAAGGCATTCTTTTTAACCGTTTCCCAATTGGCGCCACGTCGTTGATACTCGATTACGTCTTCGACACCGTCTATGCTGATGGTATAGAACACATCTTTGAACTGCTCAAATCGTTCCAGCATTTTGCGTGGAATACTGGATGCATTGGTAATCAAGGTGATGCGTACATCCTTGGCACGATCCTGTTCAATCAATTGATCAATCAGTTCTTCCACTTGTGGTTGTAAAATTGTTTCTCCGCCGGTCAAGTTGATGATCTCCACGTTCTTCAACAGTTCGTAGAAGTCAGTGTCGGCGGGATTCAATTTCAGTGTCTGAGTGCTGTCCAAGAAATTTATTTCAAAAGTATGACGCTTGCTACTGGCACCGCCAGCGCACATCACACATTCATAGTTACAGTAGTTGCTGGGATAATAGTCCACTGTCAACAGTTTGTCAGTTTTGTAATCGTTGGCCACAATCTCTTTGACTTCTTTGACAATGTCGATACTCAAAAAGTCTGCATAAAATTGATTGTTCATCTTGCGTGCCGACACCGCACCAGTGCGATCATTAAATGCACAGGCTTGGCAACCCACTGCGTCTTCTACTGTGCCTTCGATAAATGCTCGACGCAATGCAATCCATCGCGGACTGTTACGTGCATCTTGTATGTTAGTGTCGATGTCCCACGGTTGCATTTCTGTGCGGTCAAGAATAACACTACAAGGCCGAATACTATTCTTGGCTTCTGTGGTCCAGTCCACATGGTTGGTTTGATAGAACCCATTGAAGAATGGATACAAGCACACCTGTGGGCCCAGTTCTTTGTATATTGTGTCGATGTTATTCATAACCCATTGCCTTTGCTATTTCGGGATGTGTGTCTGCAAAATTTTGTTCACGGTACTGATCAGTACGTTTCATCTTGAACAGAAACTCTGATCCATCACTGCCCGGACCTTGCTCGATAAAAGTTATCAAGGAATTGATTTCTTGCTGATAGTGTGCTGTGGTCCAAAATGTTGTTTTGAGTTTGTCAAGTACCAATTCTCGAGCAGCCGGGGTCATGTGTTGTACACTCATGTGATCGGGGCTGTGCATCATGTTGAAATAGATGTCCCCAAATCCTTTTCTGTCTGCCCAGGCCAACAATTCATCTAGATAGTAAACATTCTGTACATTGATGGTAAAGCAAAGCTGTGTTGTGATATTCGGATAGGTGAGTTTTAATCCGTGTACGCTATCAATGATTTTGTTTGCCTGGGCCCAATCGGCACCGTAGCGTTCGTATTCAAAACGTGGGCCAACATTGTCAATGCTGAACGCAATATCAACTCGACCCAGATGGCTCAACAACGGTACCAGTTCTGTGGCCGGTTGTGTGGCATTGGTATTGTAGTGTATGTCGATGTTCTTGCCGTATCCTTGATCAACAGCAAATTTTAACAATTCAAAATGTTCTTGAATCATCCAAGGCTCGCCGCCGGTAAATTCCATGTACTTGATATTGGGCAGTAGTGTTTTCAAGTTGTCCCAAAACACTTCGCTTTTGCGCGGCCAGGCGCCTTGCTTGAGCCAGGTATAGGCAATGTGTTGTTTCTTGTCGGCTTTTTCCGAGTATGCCAATTCTTCTTCGGCCCACTTGCTACTTGACCAAGATCCGCAAATACGGCATTTCAAATTGCAGATGTTGCCCAGTTTTAAATCAATGAACCAAAGTTGATCCGGTTGGTCGTTGGCAAAGTCCACTTCGGGATACAACTCCTTTAGTCTGACCTGTGTATGCATACGTTTGCTGGTACGCCCAGCAGATTCTTCATCCCAACAGCGATTACAAGTGGCGGGTTTTTCTCCAGCACGAAACTGTTGGCGCAGGCCCTGCATGTATTTGCTGTTGTAAATTTCTTTGAGAGTGGCGGTGTTTAAATCGTACTTGTTTCCGCTGTCATCGGTGATTTCTTCATGTGCCATACAGCAAGGCCGGGCCGAGCCAATTGGACTGGTCTCAATGCTGATCCAAGGCAACATACAAATAGTATTAGGTAGGGTCATATGTTCTCAACTCTGCAAATTCTGGAAATACTGACCAAAAGTCTTCGCTACGCACTTGATCTAGTTTGGCTGTTTCTTCAATGAAACGAGGCCAATGTTGAGTGGCATGATTGGCCTTCATCAAACTCAATATACTTTGGTATCCTGTGGTTGCGCGACGCAAATTATCCTGCGGATCTAACCAAGCAATGTGTTCTTCGTAAGCAGGATAGATGACCCGTTGTTTGAATTCTTCTGGGAATACATCTGCACGATACCATTCGGGACTCTGACAGATGTTCACATTCCAATCTTTGGCCTGTACCAATCCCAACCGTGTCCATTCCTTATGGAAATCCAGCACATGTAACACATTCATAGAACTGACGGTACTGCTGACATAAAAATCCACGTGCGGTACTTCTCGCATCATGCGTTCTCTGTTTTCCACTGTCTGTGCCCAATCAGCACCTTTGCGTACCAATTCGGCCTGCGGACCCATTGCATCTAGGCTGGCACCCACTGACACATTCTTAAAATGCTTCCAGTACTCAAACACATGTTTGTCTTTGAATGCCATCTCACTGAAATTTGTATTGTACTGAATACGCACATCTGTTTTACCTGCCGCAATTAACTTTTCCAGTAGGTAATAGTGTTCTTTCATGATCAATGGCTCGCCGCCGGCAAAGTAAACTTGCTCGAGATATGGAATATGTTCTTCCATTTGTGCAATCATTGAATCTTCGTCCCCAGCTGTGTATTCTACACGAGCCATGTCGCGTCCTAGGACATCGGGAACACGGTTATATAATTTAACGTGGTCGTTGTACCAATTACTACTAAAGATAGGACCACAACTGCGACAACGGAAATTACATAAATTGCTAAAGCGAATATCCCAGTATCTGATTTTGAATTCATTGTGTGCTCCATCTGCTTGTGTGTTTTTGATTTCTTTGATCATGTGCCCGTAGTTACGATTGGCATCGTTACGCATACTGAATGCACCGTGTTTCTCTTGCTCATAGCATTTTGTACATTCTTTGCTGGGCTGGTCTTGAAGCATGTTGCTACGCAGGGTCTTGTACTTGTCCTGGTTCCAAACTTCTCGCATGGTGTTTTTACGCAAGTCCCCAACTGGATGCCAGTAATCGGCTAGACAACACGGGTACACTCGCCCGTCCGGAAAGGCATGCATGTGCATCCACGGCAACATACAGAATGTTTCACTTTCTGTCAATTTGCGGTACTCTTCTTCGGTCAGCTCGTCTCTTGTGATAAAATACGGAGCACGAGCATTGTAGTCGTAGCCCTTCTTATAAAAACTTTTTACAGTATTGTCTGTCATAGTGATTTATACCAGTCTGCCAAATGCGGAAAAGTGTCAACAAAGTTTTTGCCACGGCGTTGATCGTATTGTTGGTGAAATTGTTTAAAGTCGTTGAGCAAGGATGCACGATCAAATGTTTCGCTGTGCGGTGTTTTTACCACATCAAGATAATCTATAAGTCGTTGTACCTGATTGCGTTCCATTTGATGCAGGAACTCGTTGTTCCGGTAGTGCATCATCCAACCCATCAGTCTATATTTGTATTGTGAACGTAGCTCGTCGGGCAAAACCAACGGTGATTGAAAACTTGGGAACCGCAATATATTTAGCGAGAAATTGGGATAGTCACTGCCGTACTCCTGTTTCCACTGCATGATGATGTCCAGAAACTGTGGCAGCGATTCCAGGCAGAGTGCATTGATGGTACACATCACATGCAGTCCACGCAGGCTGTTGCTCTGCATCAGTTTCTCCATGTTGTTGGCCCAATCTTCCCAGTTTAGACCGTCTCGAATATACTCGGCCTGTAGACCCACTGCCTCGTTGCTGGTGTACAGATCTACCTCAATACCTTTGACGCTGTCAATGAAACGATCAACATCTACGTCTGTGCCCAAGTTGCTGTTTATGGCCAGTCGTGTGGTACTCTTGCCTTGATTGTTCTTGAACCAATCAATCAGTTTCCATGTTTCACCCGACATCAAGGGCTCGCCACCTGTTACCCTCAGCTCTTGTAGTGTTCGGTGGAGATCTGTTTCCCACCATTTGTGGAATGCTTCCACATAAGGATTAGTCTCGCCGAACTTGTACAGTTGACTGCTATCATGAGTGTGAGTAAAATGGTTTCGGCCGTCGCTGACCAATTGGTTATAGGGTCCATGTTGTTTAAGATCTTTGACCCAAGTGCTAGAGAAAGCAGGATTACAATAACTGCAAGCAAACTGACAGGTACGATCAAAGGCAATTTCCAATGTTTGAAGATCAACGTCTTCGCTACTAGGTGTTTGAAAAGCATGTGTCAGGTCCTGATCTGAATATATAACCGTTTTATAAACACGGTCACTGATGTTGTCACGGCCGATATCTTCAATTTTCCAGCAGTATTCACAGCCTGCGGGACGTTCGCCTCGTTGCATCTGCTCACGTTCCATCTTTTTCTTTTGTGTGTTATGCAAGGCCTTGGGATTGGCAATTACATCTTCGACATTGACCTTGTGTGGAAGCGGGTGATGGCAACTGGTGGTCATGCCCGAGCCCAGCCAGATGGTGGCGTTATACCACTTGGCCCCGCAAAAGCTGTCGCTCTTGATGTCGATTACTCGACGTTTGTATTCTAGGTCTGTTTCGTTAGATATGCGCGGCATGCATCTAGCTCCGGTATAAAGTCTTTAAGTTCAACACCACGACTTTCGTCCAGGGTATCGTTGTAATCAAAAAATTCTTCTAATGCTGGCAAGTTGAGAGGTGCTTCTGTTAGTTCGGCAATAAAGTAATCAACCTTGCCACGGAAGCTGTCATCTTGTGCATAGTGGTTACTTTGTTTTAGCAACTCTAGGTCTGCCAAGGCCAAAGCCTTGTTAGGGAATGTATGGAACATCTGCATGGGCGGATGGAACACACGGTTAAGCAGGATTAGTCCTCCGGGAAATTCTTTCTCCAAGAAGAATACCAACTTGCTGAGATTTGCAATATTCCAAATGCTCACGGTCACGTTGAATGCCACATTAGGAGTAATGGCTCGCAAGCCGTGTACGTTTTCAACAATGGTGTCCCAGTCAGCCGGCCAACGAATGTAACGATTGATTTGATCAAATCCATCAATACTGCACACAATGTTGAGTCCGCTGAACTGGCTCAACATATCTCGGTATTCTTTGTTGAGATTGGTAGCATTGGTATTCATACGAATCTCAATGTCTGTTTTGCCTGCGTCAATGGCCTTCTTCAAGAAGGTGCGAAACTCGGGCATAAGACTAGGTTCACCGCCGGCCACATAAATCTTTTTACAGGTGTCTAGATCAACCACTTCACTGAAACTAAAGCTCTTGGGTTCTGGTGTCCAGATCCAACCCAGCATCTTGTATTCTTTGGCCAATTGGCTACTGAATTGTGGGTTACACATACGGCAACTGAGGTTGCACAAATTGTCATTGCGAATGTCATAGTACATGAGCTCGGTTGGCACATCTTCAACTTTTTCAATACTAAGTTTGCGTACCCATTCGGCAGTATCGCGCAGTCGACTGGAGTCAGCACCACGGTCTTCGTAGTTGTAGCATTCTTTGCAGTGAGGTATTCGTTCACCGGCAAGAATTTTAGAACGAATCTCCTGCATGGCAGGATCGTTCTTGAAATCAAAATCTTTTGTGTATTTGCCAACCACTTCACCGTCGGCCAAACAACACAGTTTGATATCGTTTTTTTCGTTTACATGTAGATGCACAAATGGCAATATACAAAAACTTTTGTTCTCATTGAGATTGAGCATGGTATTTACATTCCTTCCAAAATTCGATCATTTCAGGAAAAGTTGCCTGAAAGTCTGTGCCGCGTCGCTTGTCGTGTTCGTTAAAAAATCTATAAAAGTCTGCACGTTGCAGTTTAACATAAGCAGGATCAAGATTGCGACCTTCTCGCATCCAAGCAATATCGCGTCGCATACGCTGTACTTCATAGTCTTTGAATCCTCTAAATGGCCTATCTACAGTTTCCAAATTGGCTTCCATCCAATCGGCTATGTCTTCCAATCTGTCGGCATACACAGGTGGCATGATTTGCAAACTCTGCCACTCGGGTTTACGTAGAATAGGAGTATCAAACCACACACGTTGATATGTTGTGCTGTGCTTGCGTCTGAGGTCCAGGATCCATTGCAGTTGTTTCTTTAGGCCAACAATGCTGAGATTGTTCATGGTGATAATAAATGTCAGGCTGTTGCGATAGGGAATTTCTGTTAAAAATCTTTCCACATTGGTGGCCATTCTAGAATAGGTCAGGCCATGTCTGATATATTCTGCTTGTTTGGGTTCGCCTGAATCCAGACTCACATACTGCATGAAATGTTCAATTTGAGTATTGCATAACTGTTTGACATAGCCAAGATACTTGTCTAATAGATTTTGTTCTACACTGAAATTACTGGTCACATTCAGGTGCAATTCAGGATTGGGCAGGGCCAACACATAATCAAATACTCGATAGGTATTTCGATCCATGAGTGGCTCACCACCAGTCATTCTGAAATGTTTTAGTTTGGGGTAAAGAGTGGGCCACCACTCCCAGAATGCATCTACGTAGGGATTATGTTGGCTTGCGGGTATAGGACGATTCCTACCAACAAAATGACTAGGATCATTGTGAACAGTGCTCGTAGGATATCCGCCCCACCGATCGATTTCAGCCTGCCAAGAACTACTAAACTGTGGACTACAATAGCTACAAGACAAATTGCAAGCATGATTAAAATTGACTTCAACATAACTAGGGACAACATTGTTTTCATCTCCTGTAGAGTTTTTGATTTGTTCGTAGTGTTCGGCGGCCCATCTTTCGCCTGACCGATAATGCCTGTCACTCAGTTGCCCAAGGTCTTCCATGTTCCAGCAATATTGACACTCGCTTGGACGATCATGTTTGAGCATGATCCGGCGTTGTTCTTTTTTGTGTGCTGTGTTATGTAGTGCGCCAGGATTTTCTTTTAAGGGTGCCGCATCAATTTGATGCAATGGCGGATGATAGCAACTGTTGTTGAGACCGGTGGGCAAGTGCAAGCTGACCTGCTGCCATTTGGCCAAGCACAGGCCTTCGCCAAGATTGTCTTTCATCCATTCAGCATTGGCTTTGAATTTGCTTGATTGATCACTCATTGGATTTTAAATCACTTCTTTTAAGGGTTTCTTGGTCTATATCATTATACAACAACAAGGAAGATGTGTCAATATTATCGGCTTTCCAATTGACTAGCTCGTGCTTATGCTGATTATATAAATCAACAATAGGTGCAGTTTTTCCCAGATCACAATAGGTATTCCAACAGAATTCGAACAACGGATCAATATAGCTGTCTAGTTCTGTCTGCATAATTTTGTAAAATTCATTTTCTTTTGCAATTTCAAATTTATCAATAGTTGGCGGGTACAGGGTATAATAGTCATGGTGCCATGTAATAGAGGCCCATGCCGAGTTCAGTTCTATCGGGATTGTAATGGTCGACAACTGTTGATAAGTTTCGTTTTTGAGTGCTTCAGGCAAAGCTTCATACTCGTCAATGGTGGAAATAGTGGGCCAGCCGACATCCTTGATTGAATTGTATGTGAATAACAGTTGACTGTCCTTGTTCTGTAACGGAGTATATAATCTAATTCCATCGTGTATCCATTCTCGTCTTAGACTTTTTTGAAAATCAGTATCTAAAAAAATTATACGATCGGGATCAAGCATCTGTTGGATTTGATCATGATTAAGGCAATGTGTCAAATAATATTTGCCGGTGTGTACTAGTGGAACAGACCCGTTGAGATATCTAGCTTCAAACGGTTGATTGACAAAATTTTTATCGTACGTGATTCCGGGTGTGGAGAATTCTTTATTCGACAGCATGCGAAGATATCTATGTCCGCCGCCGCCAGGATAAAATGCAATTACTGTGATATCATTCACGTACCATCGGTCCTAGATTTTTGTATTGCGATTTGTAGTGATGTTTAAAAAACATACTGGCCTCGGCATCCATGTCCACAATGGGCATGCCCAGTCTGCGGCGCAGTTGATTGCCCAGGTCCGTGCAGTATTCAGGTTCGGCCTTTGACTCGTACTCGTTCCACAATTGTTTAAGCACATCAAAGTCTTGCACTTGTGTATGGTCCCAATCACTCAACATGGTCAAGTATGTGCCCAGTCGTGCGCCATATATGGCATAAAAACCATTTTCAACATCGGCACCCACTGTTTGCCAAATGCACAGGTGATCGTAATTGCGACTGTGTACACGACGTTCAAATTCTTGCAAGGTGGGCCGTGTGCCACGATCCAGACACATTTTGACACCTTCTCTGAATCCGGCACGCCAGGCTTGAAATGCTGTACCATTGGGATATGTGGTACTGTAGCAGTCGTTCATGGCCCAGTACTTGGGATCAAAACAAAACTCAACACTGGTTGCATCTGTGCCATCTGAATTTTCGTGTGTACGCATGTTGTACACAAACTCCTTGCTCCAACAGCTCATACCACCGTTACCGTACATGAGTCCGTTGATGATGTTGCGAGCTTTCCATCTAAATGCATGGCCTGCATGTTGATCAGTCAGTGTCAATTGTAAATTGAAAAAAGCAGGATCAGGTTTGTTGTCGCCATCAATCAGCACAAACCAATCAGTGTCACTGGCATCAGCGGCGGCTTTGTGTGCGGCATCTGATCCCTTGACTCCGTCCACACGTTTGGCCCAAGGCACTGAATTTTGCAGTTCAATCCAAAACTCTTCTTTCTTGGGCTCGTCGTATGTTAGATAAATGCAGTCCAAGTCTGCTACATCAATGATTTGTTTTTCTGCCATAGTGTTCTACGTTTGAATATTTGTCGTTGGGTCCCAATGCAATACTGGCTTTGTTCTTGACCACAGATTGTCCTGCATCGCTTTTTCTAACTCCGCCATAAATGGGCTGGCGCAAATCTAGCACAACCAGTTTGCCTTCTTTGACTCTCAGGGCTGGAGTACTGTGGCGGTGAAACTCATTGGGATCTTCTAGCACAATGTAGTTGCCTGCCTCAGGAAAGTCCGACTCCCATAAGCCAATTATAGTACCATCTTCGTGATAATACAAGCGGAATTGTTTGATAATTGTGGGCCTTTGGCGATCATATTCGGCCACCAACTCTAGTGCTTTAAGAAATTCTGGATCGTTCATAATATTCTATCATTTCCTCTGTTATAAATTTTTTATCATAGTAATGAAACGGATGATATTGGTTGATGTTGTTAACTCTGATCATGCCTTCATCAAACTCTGTGACATATACGTCTTGAAAACTGGCCGATTCGGCAAAGTAATTGACAGCCGGCTTCATGTGAATAAAGTTGATATAATCAGCTGAGGGTAGTGTTGTCAGTTCTTGACCTACCAATTTGGATGCCAGTGCAAACACCACATCTGTTGTTGCTGTGTCTTCTCTGTAATTCTTCAATGCACGGTCACGCACCTCGGTCCAATTTTCAAATATGCGACGAGCTGTGATAAAGAAATCCCTGGCTGTTTGTGTGTATCTGAAATACATTAGGCCATTATATACATCTGGCAAGTCATTGTCGTCAAACACCTGTCGATATTTCCTAACATCGCTGAGCTCTTGAAGATAGTTTCTGCAACCGGTACTGAGTACCACGTCACGTAGTCTGAATGCGGCCCACCAATGATCTATACTGCGTGTGAACAATAGGTCTGCTTCAACCTTGATGGTCTCTTTGAAAGGTGTCAACCAAAAAGCCTGCCATTCGGCATCAAATGGACCTTCACTGTTGGCCACTATGATATAATCAAATACTGCTCTGTGCTGATCTGTGATCAACTCATTGGTGTCAGGGTCAACGATGACTGCAACACGATTGATCTTTTGTGTGGACTTGATGCTCAATGCCTGCACATAGGCCAATCGCAGGTAATCCGTTTCTGCCGTGTTTTTGGCAAAAGTTAAAAATCCCTGTTGTTCTTTATGTTGAGACATTTCTTATAAACTGTTTAAAATTTTCACTTTGTAAATAGCGTTTGCTCATGACATGCATGTTGGTTCTTGGTACCACATAAGCACGAACGGAATCTTTGATCACAAAACTGTTGTTGTTGATTGAAATTGATTCAATGGCACGATCAACTGTCAGCATTGACCCCGGAATGGTCTGAGTACCCACTGTAAAGCCATTTAATATTGTGTCAGCTATGGCAAATGCATAATCATTTCTATAGTTACGTTCCACAATGTTAAATAGTTCTCGGTAGTAATTATAATTATTCTGAATTCGTTCCACTAGATTAAAAAATTGCTCGGCTCGATTGCTACGTCTAAAAGCAAATACCGTGGCCCAGACAAATGGTAAACTGTGCGGACCCATCACTGCTGGGTATTCAGGATCAGTGGAATGACTGTGCCGTTGCAACATGTAGTCCCAGGGTTGATCAAATATCTTCAAGATTTCCTTGTCTTGTACAACATAATCAACATCCATCACAATGGTTTCATCGTATGGACTCAATCGATAGGCCTGGCATCGGCCAAAGTTTCGCCATTCAACGAATTTGCCCAGGTCTGTGTTGTATCGTGTGTTGGACAGCTCAGACTCTGTGGACAATATGGTGTAAGGCAGTCCCCATACCCGACTGGCCAGCTTTACTGTTTGCTCAGCAATTGCACGATAGTCTGTTTCTGCTGTGTTGTTGGCAAACGCCAATATGCCTCTAGATTTTTCTAATTGTTTTGAGTTTTGCATGTTCTTGATGCCAGCGATTCATAACCACTTGATAGTGTTGTTGTGCTTGTATCAAAAATACATGACGGTCAATGTGTACTGGGTTACCATACACATCTTCAATATACAGTTCATCAACTGGCCAACCCTGCATGAATGCCAACAACTCGGGTGTGATTTTAAACAGCCCGCCGTTGTGTGCAAGATGTAGATCCGTTTGAATCTTTTCTCTCAATATGCGTCGATTGGTTTGGTAGTCCGTACTCAAACGGATCTCTTCTAGTAGATTGTCAATGTCACTCATGGTATTAGATATAAAAAAGCACAGTCTATAGTAGCAAAGACTGTGCTGATTGTCAAGACCAAAATGGAATTATAGTGCCGAAATTGTCACTGTGCCCCAGGTATTGGTCAAGTTGGTTGTTTCTGGGTAGCTGATATCAATGCTACGTACCACGTTGATACCCAAGCTGTCGTCAAAACTGCCACCTGAGTTGGTGCCAGATGTTGAGTTCAATGTGATCCAAAAGTCAACGTTCAGACCTTTGTCGTTGTTGGAACCCTGTGTGCCGTTGCAACTGACTGTGATGCTGGCTGTGTCTGATGTGTATGCCGATGTGGTACTAGTAACAGAAACCAATGTCACGTTGGAATTATATGTGCTGGTATGGTATCCAATGTTGGTTGCGTTGGTGCCCAATGTACCACCTGTACCTGTACGTCCACCATTGGTGTTGGCAGCAAATAAGGCCACTCCACCTAGATATGTACACAGGTTAATGGCAGCATTGGTACGAGCTGTTGTACTTGCATTTTGCGATGCTGATGTGTTTAGTTTTAAACGACCACCGGCATTGAAGAAATAACGTGCTTGGTCTGCGCTGGCAAATGCCGCACGTACACCAAATGCACGAGACAGTGTTGAAGTGGTTGTTGCACTGGTCCAAGCTGTTGATTGGTTTGTGCCCACTGTGACTGCCGAGTTACTGTTGAAGTTCAAACGGTTGTTATAACTTGTAGTAATGTTGGTGCTCAGTGCCGACAAATAGTTAATGGTGGTGCCAGCAGTTGGAGCTGAGATACCCGAACCTGAACCTGCTTGGTGAGTTAAAATGCTGTTTAGTGTGTTGATCAATGAAGCCCACTGTGTAGCAGTAACAGTATTGGATACTGAAACCTGACTGACTGATGTTTGCCCGTAACCAGCAGAGCCGCTGCCTACTGCCCACACTGTGTTGATGGTATTGACAGTACTGCTAGGGCTAGTACCAACAAAATTGTTATAATCTGTGGCTTCAATTAATCCGCCTTGACTGTATGCCATATTCTTTTTATCCTATTACGAATTAAGTTTAACAACGGCTTCGATTGTGCCTACACCGTTGTCTAATTTATTTTCTAATGCTCTACCAATAACATTCCAAGTGTTGATCTCGGTTCTGCTACCGGCGCGAGCTAATCCATTTCCGGCACTTACCAGCCGGTCGCCTTTGCGTATTTTGCCTACTACTTTGACTGGTACTCGTCCTTGAACTGCAATAGGTGGGTGTGTCTGATCTGAACCGGCACTGGAATTCATTAAGTAGGCCGCATTAGTACTTATGACGCCAAACACGTTTTCGCTTAAATCTTGGGTCGCAGCCGTGATTTCTGCAGGACCACCAATTTCGACCACTGTACCCGGCTCATACACCGAGTCGGCTTCAAAACGTTCGGCCAAGTCAGCATATAATGCATGAATGGCTGTTCCGTAAATGTTGTTCCACCAAGCAGTAGTACTACCAAGATTATATGACAAATTGGCAGTAGGTACAATACTTCCGGTTATCGACAATCCAGCATTTGAACCACCTGACACAATTGTGTTGATGTATGCATTGTTCCACCATGCTGTAGTGCTACCCAAATTGTATGTGACATTGCTTGAAGGCAGTACATTTCCAGCAACTGTTAGTCTTCCGTTAACTGCCAGATTGCTGTTAAATGTAGTTGTACCACCCGAGCCGCCACCGCCGCCAAATGCATTACTGACAGCATTTGTAATTGCGACATCAGTATACTGCTTGGTAGCAATACCAAGATTGGCCGTTGGGTTGGCAATTACTGTGGCTAGGCCTGTTGCTCCGTTTACCGAAATTACCGGTGTGCTTGTTCCGGCTAGGTTTAACTGTAACGCAAAACCGGTGCCCACTGTGGTATTTTGAATATAAGAGTTACCACCACTGACACCAACAGTCATATTTGGACTGCTGATCATGGTTGGTTCAATTGCAGTTGGGAAATTGATACCTGGGTTGATTCTGGTCAATCCAGAAATAGAATTCTGTGGTGTAAAATATGTGCTATCACTGCTGATAACTGCACTCAATTTGTTGTTGACAGTGACGTTACCAACAATGTGTGCAATACTGCTTGAATCTGTTACAGTATTTCCGCTGATTGTTGTGATGGCAGTGCCTGGAGGAATACTTGGACCAATAGCCACCCATGTACTACCCGACCAAACTTTAAATAAGCTGTTGCCGGTATCCCACCAAAAATCACCAACAACTGGCTGTACAGGAGGATTTGTACCAGTTTGGCTGCTTGAGATAACTTTCCAGACTGTGCCTTGGTAAACGCTCAAATGTTTGTTTACAGTATCCCACCATAATTGACCTTGCAACGGATTGCTTGGTGCAGTAGAGCTGGCAAAGTTTTCTAGAATTTTGATAAAATTCTCATTCAAATATAACCCATAGCCAGCAAAATTCTTACCAATTAGATTGATACTAGTGGTAGTTGTGTCTGAGGAACCATCAGCTAGACTTGCTAGTGCTGTTCCATTTGTTAAAGTTAAATTATACGCCATGTCTTTGCATCCAATTGATTATAGTTATTTATGCGTGATTTAACCAAATACATTAACCCCATGATATGATCACCACCCCATTTTGTCCAGCATTTCCGGCCCAATTGTATGGTGGAACACGATCTGGTGCATCTGCACCAGCACCGCCTGCACCAGCACCGTGGGCGCCGTCTCCCCCTATTCCGCCATATGTGGTTGAATAATCATTGTATCCAGTAGTACCTTCGCTGCCATTGACTCCGTTTGGAGTCCCGCCTGCGCCACCGCCGCCACCTTGCCACCCTGTACCAGATGCTCCACCGGCACCGCCAGTGGCTGTAACAGTACCAAACGAGCCCGAAACGCTGGTGTTTTCACCGGATCCGCCGTTGCCACCGCCACCAGTGTATCCTGCATCTCGACCAACATAAGGAGCACCGGCTCCGCCCGCCCCAACTGTGATGGTTAATTCTTCGCCGGGTGTTACGGATTTGGTGTAGACAACGCTGCCGCCACCGCCGCCACCTCCTCCAGCACCACCATCGCCCACTTCAGTAGATCCACCACCACCGCCACCTGCACCCACTAGGGTAATGTCCACCGAATGCACACCGGCCGGCACTGTGAACTTTTGATTACCAGTTGTTCTAACTGTGCCTGCAGGGGCCAGTGTGTTCCATACTTCGCCGCCACTGGGCGCAACAATCTGTGCCGCAATACCAGCTGGGCCGCCTTGATTGACTGCTGTAATGGTTATATAGTGTATGCCGGCTGTTGCATAAAATGTTTCATCTGCCTGTCCGTAAAAACTGTTATATGTGCCGGCAATATATGCTCCATCAAGATAGAAATAGCCGTAGTTGTCAATTGACCAATTGAGTGTGTATGTGCCAGTTTCTGGAAATGACAACATGGCTTGGTATGAATAAGGGCCGCCACTGTATGCACCACCTTGCCAAATTGAGTATGTGGCCATAAAATCAGACCATGCCCATGGTGCTTCGTTGCTGGTAGCATACCATCCCGACGGTATCACTCGTGTGGCTGCCGAAGTTCCGCTGAAAGTTATGCTTCCGCTGGGCTTTTTCACATTGTAGGACAAAGTTATTCCAATATTGGTCACATTGCCGGCATCACTGATCACATTCACTGTGTCTGTGTATGTTCGGTTGTTCTGTGCAGTGATTGTGAATGTGGCTGACGATCCTGCTGAAATAGAACTGGGAGCGCCACTTATGGTTGATCCGTTTTTGGACCTGATGCTAGAAATGTTCAGTGTATTGACACCATCGTTATATATGGTAACAGTGTCAGACGGTGCGCCGTCGTCAAAATTGTATGAATGGCTGATGTCTGTGGTACTTAAACGAATTGCTCCGTAAGTTCTGTTCACCGTCAAGGTCACAGGTATCACTGCTTGGCCCTGTGACGAATCTGAGTTAATGGTTACATTTTGTCTGTATGTGCCTGGAGTAGTCTGACTTGGAGGCTGTACATTAAAACTGGCACTGCTACCAAACGCAACGCTGGAAGGAACTCCGCTGATAGCTGTACCCGACTGATCTGACACCACCGAACTGATATACAAAGTGGCTCCGTTTCCGCTGTTGGAGATATTGATCACTGCGGCTGGTGTATTATCAATGTCTCGCTGTGTTAACGATATTGATGAGGGTGCGCTTAAAGTTGCATAACGTGCCAGTACTGTTACTGAGTAGGGCACACTGAATGTGGTACTGCCCAACAATCCGGTGTTGACTGTCAAATCAATGGTACCAGTGTATGTGCCGGTACTGCTGCCAGTCAGTGTGTACCTGAACGAGGTTGATGAGCCCGGTGACAATGTGATTGGAATAGCTAAATTTATACCAGTACAATTGGCATTGCTGGCGCTGACTGCTGTTACTGTTAAAGAATCTTCGCCATCGTTGGTCAGAGTCACTACGCCGTTTGTACTATCTCCTGTATAAACTGACCCGCTAAGAGAAGTTGGACTAAATGTTGCATGGCCTGCTTGTGTGGGATAGATTCTGCGCCAACCGGTGGCTGTCTTGACCCATGCAGTTTTAACTGGTTGCCAAGATCCGTCTGCGGCCTTGCGCCATAGTCCTTTGAGTGGGGCCCAAGATCCATCGTCTTTCTTGATTCGTGTAACGCCGTAGGCCATTTATTATCCTTAGATCTGGAACCAGAAGTCACCAGGGTTTGTACCGCCGTCATTGACCCCTGTTTGAGGAACTTGAGTGTTAACTACTTTTTTACTACCTTGCCATAATGCTGATGTGGAATTGCCAATAGCCGTTTGCACAAAAGCAGTAGTAGCAATCATGGTACTACTATTGCCTGTGGTTGCTGTAACTGATCGAGGAATACCAGTCAATGTTGGACTGTTGATTGGTGCATACAGAGTCAGTGCTGAATTCAAATCTGTAGAGGTAACATAGCCAGTTAGAGTACTACTGATAGTTGACCCTAGACTAGACATGGCAACATTGGCAGCATTGATATTGGCTCGTAAGCCTGCAATTGCACCTTCTTGTACCGTGGCATTACCGTACAAGTTTGCCACGGCAGCATCAACATAGACTTTCATGGCGCTGTTGGCCGTAACAATGGCTGTATTGGCACTGGTAATGTCTGCCACTCGTGAGCTGTTTAATGTGTCAACATAGACCTTTAATCCAACATTGGCAGTGACGATGGCGGCATTGGCAGCTTGAACATTTGCAGCCATGGCCGCATTTAACCCATCCACATAAGTGCTGAGTGCGTTTGTGCTACCGCCTAGATTGGACACAGCGGCATCAACGTAGACCTTCATGGCACTGTTGGACGTAACAATTGCGGAATTGGCGCCAGTAATGTCTGCGGTTCGTGCGCTATTCAAGGTGTCAACATAAGCCTTTAATCCAATGTTGGCTGTGACAATGGCAGCGTTGGCGCCAGTAATGTCTGCTATTCGTGCGCTGTTTAGTGTGTCAACATAAGATTGTAGTCCAACGTTGGCTGTGACTATTGCGCTGTTGGCTGCGGCCACGTTACTGCTGATTGCAGACATTACGGCAGCATTTTGCAAACTGTTTTGATCAATGGTGTATGCACGTAAACTGACATTGGCCAAAGATACTGCATTGTCAACATAATTTTTTGTGGCCACACCCAGTGATGTGGCAGGATCGCCCGACACATAGGCTAACCCAGTCTGTCCGTCAATGTAAAGACTTCTGACCAGTTGATTGTTTACCACATTGAAAATATTAAAATCGCCGCCAGAAACGGTGTTGGTGATAGAATTATCACCGCCTGTACTGGTAATGGTCAATGCCCCATTGGCTACACTGACATTGTTGGTAAATGTAGTGGCAATGTCTGTTCTTGCATAGACCGTGGGCGATAAACCATTTAACTTTTGACTGTCAGTGGCTGTGCCTGTGAATACTGCGCCTGTAACTGTACTGCTCAATGATATGCCAGTGGCAACTGTACCAAATCCTGTAATGGCCACATTGGGAACAAATGCCGGATCAGAGTTAACCACTGCAACCAATTGACTGTTGGCATAGAGTCCAAGCAATTTGTGTGGTGCACCGCTTACATCAAATGTAGATATCAGCTGAGCTGAATTGATACCATCATATATTCCAGCTTGGGGACCAATTACCTGCCAGGCCGACCCATTGTAGACCTTGAATTGATAGTTGTAGGAATCCCACCATGTGTCGCCTAGGGTAGCAGTGGGCGGAGTTCCTACACTGATTGAGGTGCCGGACACTTTGGTAAAAGCAGTTCCGTTGTAGACCTTTAAGAATCCCACTTGAGAATCATACCAAAGCTGTCCTGTCAGGGGCCTGCTGGGGTTGATTGCACCGGAGAAGTTCTGCAACAACTTGATGAAGTTTTCGTTTTGATATTCACCATAGTTGGGATAGTTTTTACCAAACAGGTTAATGTCGCAAATGTTTTGACCTGGGTTGATCTGTGGGCCATTGGCTGTACCATCTGCCAGTGTGATCAGTAACTGTCCGTTGAATTCATTAATATTGTATGCCACGATTTTATCCTATGCTAGAAAGGTTTGTTAGTGTTTGAATTCGCACAGTATAGTCAATTTGAATAAGTCTGTTTAGTGATTTTTGCACCGGGTGGAAAACCACGTGTGTCAGTAATGGTCCAGTTGTGGTCAACCCGCTGGTGCCGTCCGTGCTTCGACCTTTAAGACCCAGTTCGTCAAATGTGAACTGATCGTTCAGGTTTTGACTGTTATCAAATACTGACTGAGTGGCCGGTTCTCCGTAATCCAGCAAACAGGTCACCAGGATGTCTGTGTAAACTTGCCCAGGCACATGTCGTATCTCCATGTAGTTGCGTAAAGGATCGCTGTTGCTGGGTGTGGTGTTGTCCACAATCTTGGCATAAGTTGGGTTATACAAGTTGGCATTTTGTGTGTTGGTGTTGCTGGGCAAATAGTTGATAACACCAGTAGGGTCAACACTGGTACCACCGTTTCCAAAATGCATTTCATATATGAAGTTTTGTCCTTTATTGGCCAAACTGTAAGCAATGGCCGCGCTGATATTTTCGTAATGGATAGCATTACGCTTGTTAACATAAACTTGGCCGGACTCAGGATCAAATATTTTGATGTGACCCTGTACGTGAACACCACCGTGTTCGTCTGGTTTACGTTCTGCTGTTTGATTGTGTTCCATTTTTTCTTTATCCTGCGGTTTGTTTTGTTCTGTGTTCATATTTATGGCCTATAATGTTGGGTTTTATAGTATTATGGCTTCAATCAAATTGATCCCAGCATCTGGTGTATTCTCCAGAGCCACAGCAAATACTCGATCCCCATTACGTGCCGCAACTGCCGCACCATTTGGTCCTGTGGTCAATTCTGTACCCTTGTTAACAATGCCCAACACAGATACCGGAATACGTCCTTTGAGTGCAACATACACACCGTCTACCAAGCCGGCATTCATTTTAACTGCTGGGTTTGCGCTTATGGCTCCAATGGCCCGCATACCTGGCTGACATGCTGTCACTTCAGCAGATCCGCCTACTACCATCACTGTGCCGGCTGGATAATCTGCGTCGGCCAAATATTTTTCTGCCAAGTCAGCATATAGTGCATGTACCGCAGTACCGTAAATGTTGTTCCACCAGTGTGTGCTGTCGCCTAGACTATATGTCAAATTGGCACTGGGCACAATGTTACTGTTAACACTACCTACGTTGATAGTGCCCTGTGCTGTGATATTCTGTGCGTAAACTGTGCTCCACCAATTGGTTGTACTACCCAAATTGTATGTTAGGTTGGCACTAGGAGTAACACTACCGCTTTGTACTGTGTTGGCCACCACTGACCCGATATAACCTGTACCAAACCAATATGAAGAATTACCCAGGTTATATGTCAAATTTGCAGTGGGCAAAAGACTGCCACTAACACCACCGCCAACACTGATTGTGATATCTTGTGTACCGTCAAATGCCACGCCGTTGATGTTACGTGCAGTTTGTAATTTTGTAGCCGATGCGGCAATGCCATCAATACTGACGCCAGTCAAGGTCAATTGAGCACTTTGTCTGTTTAACGCAATACCTGTGGTACCTATGTATACTGTACTTTGTGCCAATACTGCTGCCGGAACAATACCCGATAACTGTGCGGCATTCAAGTTTGTAATTTTACTGCCGTTTACTGCACCAATATTGGCAGACCATGTGCCAACAGTAACGTTGCCAACACCAATTATGTTTGGCTGGCTGGTAGTAAGTATTGTACCGTAAAAACCGCCACTGGCGGTAATGTTAACGCCAGATAAGTTATTGGATGCTGACACGTTGTAGGCATTGACGTTGCCTCCGAGCACAGCATCTGCTCCCACTGCCAACGCACCAACTGTAGCACCCGATGTTACTGTAATAGTGTTAAACGTACCCGACGTAATATTCAAGCTAGAAATAGAACCAAAATAGTTCTTTAAGGACAGTCCTGATATTTTCTGTGTTACGTTTGCGGTTTCAGCAGGAAAAAACGTAGTGTCAAGTACGCTAGTTTGGGTAGGTAATCCTGTGATGGTTATCTGTGACATATCGTGTTTTCCAATTTACTTGTATTTTTATATTTATCGCTCATTTACACTTGACCTTTGATGAACAATGCTTGAATAGTGTCTGACCCTTCTAGTCCGCGTCCGTCTGACACAGCACCAACATTGGCACCAGTTGTGATCAATTCGACGTTGCCTAATCCGGTTACATTGGCAATAAACAAGTGAGAATAATTGTCAATGAAGTTTTTCGGTGCATCAATTGGCTGATTTAGCCAAGTGGTTCTGTGTACCACATTGCCGCCTGGCAATAGCAGTCCTGAGCTAGAATCCAGTAGCAAAGTACCCACAGTGTGAGATGTTGCGGCACCTGTGCCGTCAACTCCTCTGCGAATTTGTCCCAGAACGTTATTTGCAGTATCAACGGTATAATATGTGATCTTTTCACCGTTGATATACACTACACCAGGAATTCCGTAAGCTGGATTTGGTGTGGTCAATGCTGCCGCATTTGACACATGAATGTTAGCATCACTTAGTCCCAAATTGGCTGTTAGTACTACATTTGCAGTTGTATTGATTCGGTAATACTGTGGGAAAATATTGTAGTTGACATTGGCCTGCATGGTGATAACGTCTGTGGCATCGGCCCAGCTGTTGGCAGTCATGTTAGACTCAATGCGATAGCCAACAATGTCTGCATTACCGTGTATTTTGGTCAGCACAGTCATATTCAAGCTGTCGCGAATATATCCAGGTACCAGCTCTTCTGGTGCATGACTTGAATACTGATCAATGTAGGCGCCGCCGTCAACGTTGATATCTTCGGGACGCAGTCCAAGGTTGGTATCTTGGTAAGAACTGCTGATTGTGCTGTCAAAATATGCAGGATTATTGTAATCGTAATATTCTAACTTTAAATTAGAGCCAAACGGAATATTTTCACTCTGACCGTTTAGAATCATTGCGTTGGCAGTGATGTCAACGATATTAAAATCTATACGCTGTGATCTAACGCTGACTGGATAAATCCCAGCATATGGTACAGCGTTGCCAATGCTGCCGTAAACGTCAACCACACTCAGTCGTATGTTGCCCACATTGGCAACATTGCCAGCAGTGTCGTTCAGACTACGGATGTTTCCAGACTGCACAGTTATCACATTACCAGAGTATGTATCTGCCAGAACTGCCACATTCACTGAGCTATTTTCTTGTGTCAAATACATCTGTACTTGGTTGGTTTGTCTGTTTGGACCGTAAACTGCAATAGGTCTGCTCAATGTAATCAATGTGATATCTTGGTTGGTAAGTCTGATTGGAGTTGATGGAGCATATCCAGTTTTAGTAAAGTCTAGCGAGTTGCCCCACGCCACAGCATTAGAAACTGTGACATGCAAGTTGGCACTTTGAGTTCTCACATAATCTGAAGTAAATGTTCCTCCGAACACGTTTCTAACAATGACCACATTACCGGTAGTTGGCAAGTAAACTGTAGAAGTAACTGTTTGTCCTGTTTGCTCTTGATATAAAACATTTCCAGGATACAGTGTAACAGGGCCAGTCAAGGTCAACTGAACAAATTCAGTGCTGTGCAGTGTGGCACCTGAAAAGTATAAATTGGCTGTAGTAATGCTTGAAGTATTGGCATTGAATCCAACTCCAGTTACTTTAACGCCTGGATAGTCAATTCCTTTTACCAATTTCTTCAGGTCACGTGCAGGCATGTTGCCAGCTGGCTGATAGTGTGCCCAAATACGTTGATTGGCCGACGACAATGTGCCGGCATCTACTAGATCAAAACTGTTGTAATCAAACTGTGCGCCTGTCACATTGGCAGTTGCACGGTATGCGGCCCCATCATGTACCACAATGGTGTTGGCAGTGTAAACAACATTGGCTTGCCAATCTGTCAACGAATAATCGGCAGGTCTGACTGTGTTATAAGTTCGTGTCCCCCACTTGGTGGTATAAGAAACTGTGTCATAAATTACATTACCGTTGGCATAGGTGGCCGGTTGTGCAATGGTAGTACCGTAATCAATACGATCAAACTTCATGTGAGTTTCTACATTACGGATAGTATTGTAACTCTTGTTGTTTGTAACAGTGTATGAATTTACGTTGGTCACAGTCACATGTAGATTTGTATAGTCGGCAAAAATATAATCGCCAACGCCAAAAGTGCCAGTTGGGTTTACCACGGTGATCACATTGCCCTACACATTGGTATAAGACGACCCTTCCACATTTGTGTTGGGCTGGATGATTAGATTTGCAGTATAAACAGTTACGTTGCTTGATAAAGTTAATTCTTGAATGACTTCGGTTTCATTGTAGTATTCGTTGGCCAATCTTGCTGTGCCAATGGCGCCAGTACCAACACCGTTGATGAATATCGAAGGCGTTGATGTATATCCTGTGCCTGGCTTGACTACCACAAATTCCTTGATGGTACGTGTAGAAAGATCAACAATGGCTTGCACATTGGCTCCAGTGCCACCGCCACCAATCACAGTGACAGCTGGTTCTAGGTAGTAACCAATACCGGCATTGCTGACAATTACATCTCTGATACCGTGCTTGTGATTCAAATTCCATTCACGATATGCAAGATTATTAGACAATGTTGTACTGTCGTAGGTCTTGGTACCATCTGGGCTACGATAAGTCTTGGATCTTGCATCATATGCGGCCGGCAAATCAAAGTCGGTCACATCACCGCCAAACACGTCTGTGCCTTGATAGTCCAGCAGATACTCGCGCAAGCTGGTACGATAAGGTTTAACTTCGTCAATGTAGTTTACATAGTAAGTTTGGTTGTCTTTGATGTAGTTGGGGAACTGCTCCAATTTACGCAACTGGTGTAACACACTGACAAAACTGGTTTTAACTGCCCAGTCCAGGCTTGGCTGTTCAGTCAACACATAGTTGATCATATAGAATACTAAAGAATTAAATTTGTCCTTTAGTGTATCTATAAAGATATACTGCTCCAGTGTGTCCAAAATTATACGCATCTCTGTGCTATTGGCAGCACCGTCGGCATACAAGTTTGAATTAAACTGTATAGTACCGTTCTCAATGCCCACCAAGGTCTTGGCAGTGGCGCTGGTATAGCGATACACTTCAAACTGACCACGGCCGTTGTTTAGCACTTTGGCCACTTTGCCGGCAGCAAACTTGTACTTTTGTAAGTCTTTGGTTGTTGCAACCACATAGTCAGGTTTGACTGTTGGGTCGTATGTGCTGTCATACCAGTCAATTGTTGACCAGTAGAATGGAGTATAGTAACTTTGTTTGCGTGTCAAAGCAAATGTGGAACCATTGTACAAATAAATGGTCCATAAATTACTTTGGCTTTCGTCGTTGATGACCAAGAAATATTGTCCTGCACGGCCAGTCAAATCCACATAGCCGAGTTCAAGTTTGGTATTAACTGTATAATCAAATCCTGTTGTAGGAACAGCTTCTGCAGAATATAGATTCTGAATATTAAATTCCTCAACAATAGGAACTGTAACAAATACATTGTTACAGAACTCTACAAAGTTCTTAACTGCGGCCAGTCGGTTGACGAACACTGTTTGACGTGGACGCACATCAATGCCAATGCGAGATTGAATTGGTAGAGCAGGATCCGGCACAGGATTATTTTGTGCATCTATTCCAGCTAGACTGTCTTTGATCTTGTTCACAATGCGTGTGGGTACCAGACTGTTGCTGTTGCCTTCTTGCACCAATTGGTATTCGCTGTGAATAATATTTGTATTACGTATGGTATCATAGTGCATGTTCAACACTATGCTGTTACCTGTCAGCATATCAGTCACACCATGCAGGCTCACAGTATCCGATCTAAGAACTGCCGCATATGGAATTGCCTGTGCTTGCGGATTCAGGATCATGTCTTGTATTGTACTGACAGTGTTCAAGCGATTGGTTTTATCTGTGTCCACCGTGGTGCGGTCTTTGACCCAAAAGTAGTAGCGACTGCGTACCAACTTGGTACTTGTGTCAATGTAGCTTTCTACATTAAATGCTTCGTCGTTGGGATACTTAGGAACACCGTCCCCAGTGTACTCACTTGGCGGAACTGCACTTTCAACCCATTCACATACTTCAACAATACTGCCTGGGAATGGGCGGCCCCAATGGGTTGATCTATAAGTCAAATTGCCTTGCTCGTAGTCGATATAACGAACGCTGTCAAGATTCCACCAAGTTTTGCCAACTTGGGTGGCACCCCAGTGATAGTCTGTGCTGACACTGACGTCCATGGTGTAATTATCTATGCCGGTTGCTGAATTGTATACCGCTGGATCATAGTTGGTTTTATAATCGATGTCTTGTTCGGCTGCGCCTAGAATCTTGCCTTTGGCAGGATCAATGAAATCCAAATTGGTTAAAATAACCTGTGTGTTGGCATTGTAGACAAACATGCGTGTGACTGAATCAATGTCAACTTTTGGTTCTTGGTGTCTGATCACATCCCAGCCAACATTGCCTGAGAAGTTGTTGTATGTGTAGTATGTGCCAGCATTTCTAATTGGCACAGCACGACCATTGGCATCTTGAACCAGTTGTCCGTTGCCGTAAAATTGATAATTGCCACTGTCGCCAGGAGCCCCAACCAACAATGTTTGTGCATTCATGGACATGCCAGCACCAAATTCGTCATTTGTACTCAGGCTGGTATTTTCTAGTTGCTGTACCAATACATATTGATCAAGTTCTGTTCCGGTCAAAGCACTGCCTACCAGTCCATACACATAGGCAACACCAGACCCGGCAATGGCACCATAGAACGTGGTACTACCATTTTCAAACAGTGTGGTGATATTGTCAAATGTTGTGCCATTATAAGTGGTACCACCTGATGCACCAATTACCAGTGTACGACCATCGGCACTGCTGATAACTTGACTACCAAATTGGTCAACTTGATCCCGCGCCGGATGCTTTAGTGTTTGTCCCAGGCTGTAAACAGACAGTCCAAGGTCTCTCAATGCTGTGCCCGGACCAGGTGTGATTACCAATCGGCTGTAAGATGTGCTCACGTTGCTGGTAATTGTTAATACATTGGCAAAATCAATTGCGGCACTAACACCACTGATATTGGCAGAATTGATATCGGCTACCACATTGGCCACTGTGGTGCCAGTGAATGTAATTTTACGTCCGTTGATTCGGACACTGTCTCCCACTGTGACTGTGGGGCTGTAAACTGTGCTGGTAATTGTGCCGTATGCGGCACCTTGGTTTGTGTAACGATATACAACACCGCTGTGATATCCCGGCTCACTGTATCCTGGACTGCTGATGTAAACATCGGCATCGTTGCCCGAAATGTGTGCGGCAATACCAAACATGGCACCACTGGTCGGTGTATCTGCTGTTATCTTTTCTAGCAATTGAAATTTGCTAGATTCAATGTTGATGATACTGCCATATGCTGGCACGTTGTTAACTGTGAACACAATGGCATTTGCGTTTGGTGCAGTCCAATTGGTGTTGATGATGCCATTGACTGTGACTGGAGTTTCAGTTGACACCGGATACTGTGTTATATAAACATTACCATTGGCTCGGAATGTTTCAATACTGCGGTCATACACATAAACTGCACCTGCACCTGCAACACCATTGATTTGTTCGTATGGTGCGCTGATAATAGTTTGGCTGGCATCTGTTGTGGTTTTTATAGTCAGACCAAAGTTGGCTGTTATATTGCCCACAATGGTATTGGCCAAATTGTAGTAACCTGATGTGTTGGCCTGGTATACATATACATTGCCTGCAAACGGTGCACCAACCATTAGCCACTCACCGTCGGCGCTGGCGCTGATACTGCTACCAAATTTATCGCCGGTGGTGCTGTGTGTGATTGATTGACGCCACTGCATGGTGGTATTACCGTTATATGAATAAATGTGTACACGACCAGCTTCGGTTGAGCCGTCGCCTGGGTTGCCCACATACAACAAATTACCAGCTGTATCCAGGCTGGCACCGTACAGGGAAACACTACTGTGAGTTGCACCAAGATTGGCCACTGCTGTCAATGTATTGTGGTTGGCTGTGTTGGCCACAAATACTACGACATTGCCTCGGTTAAGATTTGGCATGCCGGCAGCGGCAAATGTTCCAGTGTTGTTAATTGCAGATACTGTGCCAAATCCTGAATAACTGGCATAGCCATTGCCCAATTGCATACTGGGGTTAAACGGACTCAAGTTTGCAGACCAAGGTGTAGACTTGTTAAATACTGCCCACTGGCCATTTCCGGCATCGTCAACCCAAATTTTATCGCTGTCGTGCCAACCAGTGGCTGGAGTAATGGTGTTAATATCGGTTGGCTGTGTTAATCGTACACTTTGCAAATGATATATCGGTGCTAGCCCTGTAATCGTTTTGGCCTGTCGGATGGCTTCAAAATTCTGATAAAGAACAATCTCTACTCGGAAAGCATCAACAACATTGTATACTTGATATACTCCATCCACCCGTGGATCAAATCCTTTGATTACCAATAGATCTCCGTAACCCAGGTTGTGTGTTCGTGCCAGTGTTGCTGTACCGACGATGTCAATTGTGTAATCCAATTGTTTGATTTGGTTGCCAATATCAGTTACACGGAACACATTCCAATCACCTAGTGTGGCTTTGGCTGACCAGATTTTATATCCAGACTTCATTACATCTAGGTGTTGATTCAGTGATGCATAGTTGCCTGTGTCAAAAATTGTAGTGTCAACATCGTCTAGATAAACATACCCGGCCGAAGGAATATCATTGTTTACAACACTCTTGGCATCTCTATTTTTATAAATGTTGGGCTGGTAACCTGGACTGGTTTTGTATAACTTGTCAGGGGTAACACCAATCACTCGATCTGTGGCCACACCGTTATTGGGTAGCAATGTAAATGTCACAGGGTCGCTGTTAAATAACCCTTCGTTGAGTACAACCTCAACGTTTTTGTTGTTGTCCAGGGCACCATATTCACCCACACGCATGGCCCACTCTTCGTACATGTTGATAGTAGAAGTAACTCCGTTAAAGCCTGCCGCCGTAAAGGCTTTGATAGCATTCAGTGTGCCTTTTTCTTTAATGAAGCCTTGATAGAATTTGACCTGTGTTTGTGTGTCAATACCAAAGTCTGTCAAATATTGACGTGGTCGGAATCCAATCAGTCCAAGACTGTAACGATCAAAATTTCCTTCAACTTCTAGATTGTCGGGGTCGTTGAATCGTTTGAACTTTTCAGCATTGTAACTGAAGTTTGGCAATAGGCCTGTTTTGATTTCAGACGACGGAATTTGACGCCATTGACTAGGCTTGAACTCAATTGTGGCCGACAAGTCAGATGTGGCCGCATAGTACAAGTCTTTGTATATTACCAAGCTACCCTTGGCATAATCGGTACCCGACACCCAATCAGCCACCCGAGGACTGTTGTAAATAAATCCAGGAGGATTTAAATTACCGGTCCAAGAGCCAGTCTTGCTGCCAATCAGTTTTAATCGATATTGTCTATTACCCAGCTCAGGTTTGTACACAATGTCATTGAAAACTGTTACATTGTCAAAAATCATCACATGTTCGTATTCAACAATGTTAAACACTGCCAACGCAATGGTCTGCCCCAGATTGGCTTCAACACTGAATCTATTGTCGCTACGAACCACACTGAACTGTGTGTTCTTGATAACATTAAAGTTGATATCCAAGATACGTGTGGCGCCTGGTCTATTTTCAATAGCATCAACCACGCCAGACTTGGTGTTGACTACCAATCTGTTTAGCACTGGGCTCAGCACTAGAATATTACCCGGTGCCCATCCTTGCTCGCTCCAGCCCAAGAATTCGCGCACACTCAATTTAAAATCTCGCTGTATTTGTAAATCAGTGTCCATCTCGGTCATGGTAATACCACGAGCACGTAGGTGGCGCTCATAACTGATCAAGAAGTCGACCACTTGTTGTTTGTTGTTAAACTCATGACCGTACGGAACTGTGACTTTGTATTTTTGATAGTCTTTGTAGATCACTGCACGGCTGTTGCCAGATGTAATAGTATATGCCTGATTATTGGCCAGACTTGGAATAATAGTAAAGTACGGATTGTCTACATCGTATCCGCTGACTGTGTATCCGTTTTCGCTTTTCTCAACAATCACAGCTGAATAAGTCACATTGGTAGTCGGGGTCGATTTGTGTAAATTGATGCTGTAGCTTTCGTTGGGCAACACAACACCTTGGTTGGTACTGGTTGGACTACTTTGTTCTGCAACCACTTCTACCAGAGTTTTGTCCGAGTATCCAGCCATTTTATATGCCAGCTGAACTTTCAGCTTGCTCAAATAGTTGTTAATTTTGGTATCAGGATCAACACCTTGACTGCGTAGATATTCTGCTACCCAATTGGTATATCCTGCAACACGAGCATTTGGTCCATTGATGGTAAAGGCCGCAGGAGTAATACGTTGTAGTGTGTCCGACAGCACATATTGATCTAGGTCAGTGTTCTTGTAGTAACGCCCCACATTCATCAAGGTACCAAAATAAAATGCAGGATGACTCAATGCAATGGCACGTTGAACTGCATAAGCATAATCACTACTACGGCGCCATGCTGTTTCTACAGGACCTTGATCGCCAACACCAAAACTGCCATTGGCTTGATTGCTGTTGAAGTTTTTGACCAAAAACTGCTCGGGGCTACGTAACAGTCCGTATTCGTCAACTGGCAATATCTTGCTCAAGCCCGGACGTGCAAAACGACTGTCTATGCCGGCACGATCTCCGCTGTAGATATAACCTTTCTCAAGATCAGTCCATAGTACACCGTTGCCGCCGGTGTAGGGCGCAGGGCCGTAACGATCTTGCCACCAGTCGGGTTGAACAGTGAAGCCCAGCATTTCCCAAGGATGAGTGTGCGGTCTGTCAGTGTCAAAGAAAAATTTAAAAATGGCACGCCATGCACCAGGCAGTCTTTGACCATTTACAGTATCAAAAAATCTCTTGTAGTTCCAGGTCCACGGATTGCCAGCTTCAAAATATGTGTTATTGGTAAAATCCACACGATTGCCACCCACCCAGCGCAAGAAACTCTTGGTCAAAAGTCTATCAAATTCTGCACGAACATAATCAGTCTTGCGGAACTTGCCTGGCAAGAAGTTGTACAAGTCAAACACGTTTTTGGCATAATCAACTTTGATATTGTTGTAGATACGCAATTCAAATTCTAATAGAACATCGTCTCGGAAGTCACCAAACACTGGAGTAATTGATCCGTCGTGACCCTGAATTACTTCAACTGGGGTCTGATATGTGGTGTCAACAAATCTACTGGGAGTAAATTTGGGATATAGACCCAGCTTGGTCGGAGTTTCAGGTATGTAATTACCGTCGGTATTTGAGTACTCGTTGATGATAATGGTGTCACCGGCCAACAACGGATAGGCTGAGTTGATTGTGATGCCGGCGCGAGTTGTATCAAACACATAATCAACGTCTTTGACCAATTGCTTGTTGTTTACATAAATCAGCACGGCTGTGTTGCTCAATGTGGTGCTTGAGAATATTGAGCTTATTTCATAATCTCTAATTTCCGCATTGATCACAGTATAGGTAATGGTATTTTTAATATCTCCGTATGGTACCATGTCTGAATAATACCAAGGAAATGTTTTATTTTTTACAGCATTGATATTTTTTAGTATGTTGTCTACTATGCCAGGAATGTTGGTCAAATCAATACTGGATAACTTGCTGGCAGTTTCTAGTATTTTGTTTTTGATCTTGCCATACTCGTGGCTGGCCAATTCCAGACCCTTGACAAAATTAACTTCAGGATCTACTAGAAATAGCTCACTGTAAATGACTGGGCTGGCATGCTGAATAATACTGCCGCCCTGTCCTTTGACTTGTAAATCACGTAGGTTACTATCGCCGGGTACAACACCGGATACACGATTACTGTTGTTGGTCATTGTGACCAAGTGGTTACGTAATTGTCCCAGTGTCAGACTACTGAAGTTAACGTTCTCGGTATTCAGATCCAAGTTTTGCGGAATCTCATAATAGCCCAATTTGCTGACTGAGTCACTGTACACCAAGATATCAATTCTGTCACCTTTGGTCAGCACCGGACCGTCGGGGTTAGATGACGAGTAAGTTAGTATTTGTACAAATGTTTTTACACCAACTGTTTTAATAGAGTAATACGTTGTTTGAAGGCTGTTGATATAAACACGGAAGTAAGGAATTGTACTTTCCGTGGCCGCAGTGATATCAATTTCAAAGAATACATTACGTCCATTGAATGTGTGACTGATAATTTGATTTTGGCGTGTTTTTTCTACATTTTTACGCCATACATTACGCAGGTTATATGCGGTCAGTCCGGTATTTTGACGCAATAGTTTATTGCCCAGGCCTTCAGTTTCAATGTTGTTGGTAAATTGAATATCGCCAATTTGATTAAAGTTACGATAACTCAACGGAAATCCCAGCACCGAGTCTGCTGTGCCTGTGCCTCGGGTATAGCTAAAAATCTTGGTGCCAACAAACCCAGTGGGTGCAGTTCCGGTTTTGGTGTCAACAACATTAAACAGTGGGTCGACCACTAGGCCATCGGCGCCCAATGTTTTTTGTTGCCCCACAACCCAACGGTACCCATCATACCAATATTGAACACCTTTGTTTGTGCCCTTGGTCACAATAATATTATTGTATGTGTTAACCGATGAATCATCAGCTGGTACCAGATTGATTTTGAATACCTGATTTCCAGTATTGGCATCTATCAGAGAAATAACATCAACAACAAACACCTGATTGCGTACAGTTGGGTCTGTGTCGCTGGCAAAGATAATTCTTGTATCTTGTACCAGTGGCACACCTTGCAACATGGCAGAAGTGGCATCCATTAATTCAATTGTGGATCTTGCATCAAGAACATCAAAGTCTAATATGTCCACCGGACGTTTGGCCAGGCGGCCAAAATTATGTAATTGTAAATTGGCTTCAAATTCTATAATAGGGCGGCTGGCACGTTGTGTCTGATTAAACAGTGGAATAGTATTGTTATACAATGCCGCGGCTTTGATAACATCAATGTGGAACCAACGATTGCTACGTGTCCAAGGGTTTAAATCTTGACTGGCGCGGTTAATGGTCACATAATCAGGGTTACTGTTGCCACGGGTTGAGTAAATTGGCTCGGGTGTAATAAACTTGTCAACTGGTATCAGTGTAATACCTGTTCCCACCCCTTCAACATAATAACTGTTGCCGGCATAAGTGCTGGGATTGGCTGTGGTGTCGAATTGAATTTTTAAACCATTGGTAAACACAACACCATTGGGGCTGGTATATTCTTGACGGCCCACAATGTCAATATCAACATTGATCTTGGAATCAGTCACATCCAGAAGACTGATTTGTCCAACAAAACTTGAAGTGACTCCGTCTTGATAATACACAGCTGGCAAAATACTGGTCAAGTCTGGAATCTGTGTGTACAGTCCTGTGTCGTTGTTGATGTAAAAACTCAGTTCACCACGAGACGACCCGCCTTGCACATACACTTTTTGATTGGTGATGACCTGTGTTGACGGAACCAGTACAAATGTATAGTCTCCGTTACCATCTGCAACCAATTGAATTTTCCAAACATTTCTACGGATATCTCTAGGCACTACTAGCCCGGTGCCAAACAAGCTAGAAAACAAGGTGTTGTATTGGGTCAGTGCCGATGTTGCAAACACATCCGGGGTTGTCCATTGAATATCGTCAATTGACGAGTTGACAAATATTATTGTTTTGTTGTTTAGTTGGCTACGAACGCTGTCAATGCCGTCGTATGTGCCAATCACCTGACTGAGCAGTTGTCCTTGCAATTGAGCATAGTCAAGATCTGTACTCAAATCTACTGTGATCAAGGGGTTGGTAGCTGTGACCATACGCACAAAAAAATCCTGTGCGTCGGGCAGTGGAACCTTGAATGTGATTTCGCCCACGTCAATACCGTTGTTGATCACACCGTAAATGTCTCGGCTGGAAGTGTTGGCGCGATTGGCTTTTAGTCCCGAAGTTCCAGGCTCAGTCTGAATCCAAAACGGATGCCCTGGTTGGTTAACAATAAATTTGTATGTGCCGCCGTGTGCCAAACGCAGAGTCGGGTTGGCACTTTGTCCTTGTCCGGTAAAGTAATAAGCGCCCGTGGTAGTATTACGTGTTACAGTATATGTTTCGCTTTTGCTGATTTGACTGCCAAACACTTCAACTTGGTCCGGGCCGTTGTCCAGCCAATAGTATTGGTTGAAATTAACAAACTTGTCAAAATCAAACAGTCCGTCAAAGCTGTAGCTTTCTCCGGTAAACATACGACTGTGATTTGTGGTATTGCCACCATAGTGCTCAATTTGTTGTAGTAGGTCGATGTAACTGGAAAAGAATTCCAAGTTGCCCTGTGCATCTTTGACCACTGCACCAGGCTCTAACTGATATTGTTGGCGACGAGCAGTAGGCTCAGGCTGATAGTTATCTGTGCTTTTGTATGTGGGGGCCACTGTGCGACCCACATAGGCGTTAATCTTGCGTAGGTCAGGCGGAGTTACCAGCTGATCAATAGTGGCATTTAAAAATTTCTGATTGGTATCAGTTCTAAATACCTGTGGTAAAAAATTAATACTTTTAATTGCAGCCATTGTTAGTTAACGATTCCAGTTAAATTTTGATTTAATTGTGCGGCAGTGATAGCTGAGATAATTTCAACATTATCAACTGTGGCGGCACTTACAATAACTTCGTCGGGGTTGGCATTGATCTGCATCAAGCTACCAAATGCAATATCTGTGCTGGACGGCACAATAATAATGCTGGCAATGTTGGGAGTCAATGCATTGTGCAGATAAGTTGACAACTCTGAAAAATAGAATGTTTCACCAAAGTCCCAGTTTGCACTGTCAAAGTATGTGTTGATTGCACTGATCACAGATGTTTTGATATCGTTGTCACTGACAGTGACATTGGGGTTCTTGACAACTTTAAATGTTGCCTGCAGATTCAAAGGTACCTTGTTGAGATCCAGACCAAACACAGGTTTAAATTTGCCTGAATTGTACACAATGGTATCACTCAATGCTTTGTAGTTTTCAAGACTGGTAGCGCCTGACCCGTATGCCTGTTTTAATTCTTCGTTGGTAGGCAAAGTTGGTGCTGTCAATGTGTTGCTAGTATCACGGATCCAGGCCATATAATCGGTTGCATACTGTTTGGTCAATATATACAGGTCCATGATATTGTTTGGACTAGGATCAATGCGTCGATTATTTGGACTATTGTGTCTATACTGGAACCCCAGCATCTGACGACCCACTCGCGCAATATAGTCTGTTAGTTCTGTCAAACTGTTATTCACCAATTGGTAAAACTTATTTGCTGTGGTAGCATAAAAAATCTGGCCAGCGGTGTATAAACTGATGTCTGCATTGATGGCAGTAGCAGTGGCATACTTGGTCACAATTAATTTATTGTCAACTGGTACAAAATTTGTAAAGTTGCCACTGTTGGTAACACTCTGAAAAAATACATATTGACGTACAACATCTGTGGTTACCAAATTGGTAAAGATGTCCGGGTTATCAGGAATTCCGTCGTTGTTGCTGTCAGGGAACGTGATCAATACTTTGGTGTTGTTTGCAAATCCATCGTTTTCTACCCAACGATCGTAAATGAACCATTTTTGTTCTTGTCCCAATGGCAAGGCTGAATCGGGTTGGCTGTTACTGCGTAACACATTGATTTGATCGTGTAAAGTCAATCCAGTTTTGCTATCATAAACTTTGGCTTCTGGGTCAAAATAGAATCGTGTTTCTGCCAGGCTTTCAAACACATAACGCTGACTGCGCCATACTAGATTATAACTGCTGCCGTTGTAGGTAAAAGCAACTACCCAACTGCTGTCAAGTCCTGTGTTGGACACATCGCCTTGATGTGCCAGGCTGAATGCACCTGTATTTAGATCCTGAGGCTGAATAATTTTCCAGCTTTGATAGAATGTGTCGTAGCGTAAGCCAAAGTTTTTGTAACTCTTGATCAATGCCACAATCTGATCTGTGAATGTGGTATTTGGAATATCATTCTTGAACACAGGTATAATTTCTACCAGCTCAGGATATGCAGTTGCACCTGTCATGGGTACCGGCATGGCTTCATTGAGTTTGATAATATTACCGCCGTTGTTGGTAATCACGGTGGCATAGATATAGCTACGATCGCCTTCGCCTGCCGGAGTGCCTGTACGAATAATATTTTGACTGTCAAAGTATCTGCTGGTTGAATCATTGGGCCCGGCACGGAATTTTAATATTGCACCCGGTGCAATATATTTTAAATCATTATTGGTCAGCAGTCCCAAGCTATAAATTGTGGCCGATGCATTCATCAAATACCCATTCTGATTTGTTGGATACAGATTGGGAATCCAGCGCACAGTTCCTGGCCATGTTGGGCTGGCGCTGTTGTAGCGTGTGAAATTGGCATAATAGAACTGTTTGGTTTCTATGCTACTCAATATGGGTTTTAGCTGGCTGTAGATGATGTTGTTGATATCGTTTACGGTGCTGAATGTAAATGTAGTACTATTCTGAGGAGTTTCTTTATAAATCCAGCCGTCGGCAGAAAATACATTGGTACTAGAATATTTGCCAGTGGCATCTAATACATCTAGGTAGCGGCTAATGCCCGAGCTGGTACGGTTGACTGCCTTGACCTTCAGGATACTGTTAAAGTTGGTGTACGGGAAAAGATTGTAATCTTCTCCGGTGATCATACGGTTTTGAGTATAATATTGTTGTGGGGCTTTGGTTCGTATGTCGTTGATCAATTCACGAACATCGGCATTGGCCACTGTGTAATGTAGGCTGGCACGAATTGTAATGGTTTCAATTCTGTTGTTACGGCTTACATAGCTTAGGGGAATCACAATGCCCTGCATTTCGTCAGGAGTAATCTTGTATCTGCGACCATTGCTGTTGCGATAATAAACTCTAAAATTGCCTTGTGGCACATTTGAGAAAGACCCGTCGCCAAACACCAGGTCCACTTGATCATTGGCACGAGTGTTAACTTGGAAAAGATTACGCTGGCTTTGTTTGTTGTAGATGATGTTTAGGCCCGACACCGCAGGAACCTGTGTCCACTGATTGTTGACTGTGCCATTGGTGTTTAGTTCATACAACCAAAGGTCTGAATTGTTGATGTTGTCGTGGTTTACGTTAACCACACGATTGGGCAAACTCTGTTGCAGATTCAAGGGCTGACTAGACAACGAGCCTTGTTTGAAGTACAAGAAATAACCGGTATTGTTGCTACCGTTGCCCAGATTATCGTTACGATATAGAATATTGAAGCGTCCTTTTGGTGTGGGATCTGCTTCATAGATATAGTTTTGTCCACTAGTGGTTGCACTGACTGCTTCAAAAGCTGTTTTATTGCCTTCAATGATTGAAGAAAAACTGTAAGTGGCCACAACACCACGCACCAGGTTGACTGCATATTCGTCCGTTTGAATATTGTTTATTGATTGGCTGTTGCCGGGATTGCCAATCACTTGACTGGCCACAAGGCTGGCATTGAGAATAGCAGTCATTTGCTCTTGCCAGTCTGGGTTGGCAGTATCATTCCAGTTGATTACCAAATTGGCTAGATTTAGGCCGTTGCTGTCAAATACCGATTCGCTGGTACTAACACTGTCAATTTTTAAAAGACCGCTGGCCGGAACATTTCGCTTGGGGTTATAGCTGATTAGTCGTGCCAATTTGAGGATACTGTCGCGACGCTCGGCTGTGTCCAAGAAATTTTCACGTGCATTTAAATCTGTACGGAAGGCCAGACTTTGACCCAAGAAAGCAATGAGGTCAATTAGAGCAATGTACTCGCTGGATTCAGTAAAGTCGTTGAAATCTTCAGGGTAGTAGGTACGCAAATAGTCAATCATGCTCTTGCGTAGCGTTTCAAAGTCGTAACTTTGGAAGTCAGCCTCACGGAAAGTCTGATAAAGTGTCTTCCAGTCCTGGTTTACTAATAGATTAGTCTGACGTGTAGTTATGGCCATAGCTTAATTTTTACCCTTGTTTTGTATTTATTCGGAAATAAAACTGGGTATATTATTAAGCAGTGGTCAGTGTCTGACTGTTCTTGTCAAAGGATAATTTAAGTTGACCTGATTGATTTGATGGAATGTAAGTCAAATCCAACTCAATTTGTATGCCATGTTGGAAATCGGTCACGGTAATATTGGTCAAGCGCAGCCGCGGATCAGATGATGCAATGGTAGTGATGTCCGTGATCACTGTTTGTTTCAGTGTGTCGGTCAATTGCTCAAACAACAGACTCCATATCACAGTTCCGTAATTGGGTTGCATGAGTTTCTCGCCTTTGCGAATGCTGAATTGATTGATCAAATCTTGTTTGACCAAGTCAAAATCCGTCACACGAAATTTTTTCTTGCGTCCGTTTGTACTGAAACCTTTGTATAGTGTTGGCATAGTCAATATTTACCTATTATTTTGGACCAGCTTGTCCCGGAGCCCAGGCTTTCCATTGGATGTGTACAGGATCGTTGAACTCGCCGCCCCAGCGTAGTCCATAACTGGCCAAGTCAACTGTGTTCTTGATTGTGGTTGCTTGAGATCCACAGTCCAGTGCAATACCCAAATTATGACTGTCTGGTCTGTTAGGATTGCCCGGAGGCGGTTGGTTCAAACCAGCCACAGGATTTGGACTTGGCAAGTGTCCGCCTGCGGCCTTCCAACGTTCGTACAGCGCCTGCTGTTCTTCGACGCTACGCTGTGCGCTGGACACAGTGACTTTGACACCTGTTTTGGCTTTGAAGTCGCGAGCCATTTTCAAGAATGCTGCCTTGCAAGTCGGATTCAATCTGTCAAAGTGAGCACGATCGCCGCTTCCACCGGTGAATGTAAACACATCACTTGGATTGATATCTGTGGTATTGTCTGTGGCCGGTGAATTGGCAGCGGCAGTGGTGTTGGTATTGTTGCTGAATGTGCCCAGACTGTCTATGGCATAGCGACCATGATTGAAGTATACCCATGCTTCAACGTCCAGCTCATCTCTACCTTCGCCGGTACTGCGCCATTTTTTGGCTTTGTCGGCATCTCTGAATTGATGTGCCACCAACAGCATGCCTGCTAATGTACACACATCATCAGTGGACTTGACACCTTGGTTGGCTACCAGTTTGTCATAGTAGGCCTGGAATTCTTCGTACTGTATCTTGTCCTGTATGTTTCTATTGCCCAAGAACGCTTCAATATTTTTAATATTGTCTTTGCCGGTCCAGCTGGCTTCTTGAGCTGCCGCAGTAGCACCATATTGGCCTACAGCATCAGGTTTGATGTAGCCGCGAGTGCTGTCAGCCAAGTACTTGGCATCTATCTGATACTTGCCAAAACGGTTCTTGTGTACTTTTTTATAGTCCCAGCCCGACTGCATGAAGCCCAGTTCAGCATGCAAGCACTGAGCTTGTTTTTGTGTCAACTTGGGCGAGCCCGATCCAATGCCGCCAGGTGGTATATATGCCTCAGTACTGTTTAGTTTTTCATTGGGGCAGGTGTTGCTGATGCTCTTGCCCTTGGCTCCGTTGATTCCAGCTTCGCCTGCGTCAGCTGGTGCTGAACCTGATCTAACTGGGTTACCCGACCCATCTGTGACCACTCCGCCCGATCCATCGGTGACCACCCCTTCGCCACCCGACGTTTTGGCGGCACCAGGCAGGGTATTGCCGTATTTTTGTTTGTATTCGGTAAAGTAGCGTTGGCGTTCACTGAGTCCATTGGTACCACCGTTGACAATTCTGGTAACGGCTGTGCAATCGTTCCAATCTACTTTGGCAGTACGAGATGCTTTGTAGTTAAAAAAGAAGAAAACCACAATCTTGGCAGCATTCTTGGGATCTTCGCCTAGAGCCGGATTGCCGATCAAGTCTAGGCCCAGGAACGAACCAGCTTTGTTGTACACATCACGGCCAGTGATTTGAATAAAACCACGTCCTTTGTATTTTAGACCGTCGCCAGGCTGTGTATTGCCTAGATCTTTACGTCCTTCATACTTCTGGAAGTAACTGTCTTGACCAAGTTCTTTTAAGTATCTAAAGTTGCCAGACTCTAGTTTACATTGGGCCATGCAAGCTGCCAACATGGTGGTATCTTTGATATAGCCCGAACTCATCAAGGCACTTTGAACCAATTGTTCGTTATCGCCGCCCTTGGGCTCGATACCCTGTATATTGCCAGCACTTTGAGTTGCGGGTTTACAAGCATTGTCTGATTCTTGCTGTATTGCCGGATTGTCTGATGCGGCCTTGGAACGAGACCAAGGTTCGTGTGCTGGTTTTGTAGACACAATACTTTCGTTTGCACCAGCCACACTTTCCCACAGTGGGTCAGCATAATTGGTATCTGCATGAGATACTTTTGTTGGTTTGTAGTCGGTGGCAGTATATGCACCGCCTCCGTCCAGTGCAACTGCGCTGCCTTTGATTGTTACTTCGCCGCTGGCACCAATGCCAATGGTTTGTGCGCCAATAGTCATATTTGATGCATTTTGATCTAGTGCGCCACCGGCGTGTATCAACAGGTTATCACTGACACTGATTTTTCCTGCTTGTGATGTCAGGAAAAACCCTTTGGTTGCATCCATGTGCAGTTCTTCGTTGGCCTGTATGTTGACATTCTTGTCGGCATGTATGTTGAAATCACCGCGGGCTCGCATGTTGATGTCTTGATTGGAAAAAACATTGATATCACCGTTTTTACATAGCTCAACCCAGGCACTGCCCTTGCTGTTAATAATATACAGAATGTCTTCTGTATCATTCATTAGTAGTGTATGACCGCCACTGCTACGTAAGCGTAGTAATCTATCAGTGCCTCGTACATCTCCGTCGTCCATGACAAATGAGTGCCCACCTCGTCGTGAGTTTACTCTATTCCAATCAGACTCTGTGCCCTTGGCCAGTTTGTCTTCGTAGTTGGGATCATCAGCTGGGTCGTTTTTTAGTGGGCGTCCCGGTGTACTGATACCAAACACATGGCTAGGTGTTTCTCGTTGACTGCTGGAAGTTACTGCACCGCGAACAGGATCTCGATCTGTGCCTTGATGGTAAAGTATTTTTGTTTGAACTGTATGTACCGGTTTGGGATTTGCATAAAAATCTGTGGAGTACGCATCTGCTTTGTCGTTTTCGTTGTATTCTGCTACCGGCAAGAATTGTGCTTTTGGATCGTTCTTGAATCCTTTTTTGACGCTTTCATCTACAGTTTTGTCATCTACCACATTTCCCGCGGCCAAGCCTGGTACCATGTAGTGACTCAGTGTGGGGTTAACGCAGGCAAACCAATAGCCACGATCTGGATCTCCGTTGACAAACGTACACAACACTTGATTGCCGATGTCTGGAGTTACCATCCACATACCATATGTGTGATTTACTTGGTCAAATTTGTTGTCTTTGGCTTTGTTGTTGTCAACATTGGTTGCACCAAAATACGGGCTGGCATAGGCCATCGATCTCCAGTTTTGTTCTTGGTCGTCGCTGTCGCCCATGTCAGGAATCCAAACACGAATACGTCCACTGCGAGTTGGGTCTTTGTTGTCTTTGACCACACCAATGAATGTGGCTGTATCATAACGTATGCCTTCGGGAGCATCACGCTTGTACGACCTTGATATTTGATTTCCTACACGTCTATTTGTTGTCATGTTGTTGTTCCGTTAGTCTCTTGGAGTGTTATCTACCGGCGGAGGAGGCGGATTTCTGATAGTTGAAATTTCTGCACGGGCCTGGGCAAATTTTGTTTGTAGCTCACCTTGCCGCACTCGGGCGTCGGCAGCCTGTTGTTTAAAGGTGTCTGCAACATCTTGTCCATCGGCTTTTTCCTTGTCCGACAATGCTTCGTACTCGGGTGTGCCTTTGAAGTTTTCCCAAGTGGTGCTGACTTTTTCTGAGTCGATCAAGAAGTTGTTCATGCTTGTAGCACTTTCTTCAACTTGAGTTAGTAGTTTTTCGGCAGCAGCCGCTTTACGCACCGGATCGTCGCTGGTCAAATCTGCTGTCATTGCTTCAGCTTGTGCGTGTACTTTGTCCAATTCTTCTTTAGAAAGTCCTGCGGTCAGTTCTGCTTCAGACATGGCTTCAGATTCAGCAGTCAAGGCCTGTTGCTCTTCGCCCAGTGCTATAGCTTCTGGTATGTCTTGTCCAATCACCACATCTTCACCATCAGGGTTGATGTCATCGTCGATGTCGTACTCGTCGCCAAAGTCGTCAATCTCTGTCAAATCATCATCTGCGTCATCTTCGCCAAATATTTCATTGCCAAGATCTTCGTCCTCGTAGTCCTCATCGGTTGGCAAATCATCCTCTGGGGCATCATCCTCTGCCAGATTAGGATCGTCTGGCACGTCTGAATTGTTATCGCCCGGGTCATCTTCTTCATCACCAAATCCAACTGCTGTGGGTTCGCCCACTGATTTACTACCCAAATCGTCCAACTGCAATGCACCGTCGTTGCGTTCAGCTCGGTTATTCTTGGCTGGGTCTTTGTTGGAAGGATCGTCGCCGGGCAAGTTGTGCTGTCTAATCAGATCTAGTGACTGTATGAACTTGCCGCCAGCAAGTTCGCTTTCAACTTTTAACACTTGGAATATTCCGCTGAAGTTACTGATAGAGTAGTCAGAATCATTTCGCATCAGACCTGTTTCTTCGTCAATGTCCGCATAGGTTCTAAAAGCCAAACTACAGTAAACTTGACTGTTATCCATAGCAAGAGTTTCTGGATCATCCGGCAGGTACATTTCGTCGTTTTCCAGTCCCATTGTGGCTGGACTATGGAACATGTCGTCTTGTTTGATAAATGCAGGATCGCCAACAATTTTCAAATTGACATTCAACATGTCGCCTGCGGCACCACTGTAGATACTTTTTGCCACACTCTGAGCATTTTGTTTTTCAGATGCAGCCGATGTTCCGCCACTGCGGCTGGCATTGGCACCTTCAGGCTCACTGCGAGTATTGGCCACTGTATTTGCAGGTTGCTTTTTGCCAGGACTGTTTTTGTCCGTGTTGTCTGCATCGGGTGCTTTCTGTATGGCCTCAGTATTTTTGGTATTGGCATGAATGGCCGTATAAAATAGTGCATCAAAGTCTAGATTAAATTCTAATATATCTTTGTTGAGTCCAGTATATAGATAGTTGTATTCTTTAACTATTGGTGGAGGACTGGACTTGTCCATACGAGGATCTTTGCTGTTGTAATACTTGTAGGGTATCACATAGTAGGTGATCTTTTTGCCATAGGTATTGCGTATTTTGTCATATGCAGATCCGTTGGGACCTTTTTTAAGGCTAACTTTGGGTACCACTCGATACCAATTGATGTATGTGTCTTTGTTTTTGACCTGTTCAACCAAGGTAGCGGCTGTGGATCCTGTCAGGTCCGTGCTGGGGTCAGTGACCTGGTCACGTATGTAACTGCTGTTTACAATCACTTGATCTAGCAATGCATTGATGTTTGTACCAGCATTGATACTGAATACCTGTTTGTTTCTGTCCGGCCCCTCGGCTTTGGTTTTCATGTTGGGGTCGTTGCCGCGATCCACTACACCTTTATCTTTGGCCTGTGGCGATTTTTCTACTGGAGTTTTACCAGGTATGACTACACTGGCTCCTCGAATGTCTGGGTGAAATATAAATTCAATTTCGTCAGCAATTTCAATTGCTTTTTTCTTCACTTGTTTTTCATTCCAGGCATTGTATGCCGCTGTGTAACTTTTTGTTTTTACAGTGGGATTTTTGTCTTGTGCAGTATTGGCATTGGCTGGCTTTTCAGGCTTGTCATTGGTGGTTTTGGTGGTGGGAGCGGCATCTGTGTTACCACTGGATGCGGTAGAGTCTACTCCGTCACTGATCTGTTTGTCTGTGTCGGCTGGCACTGTGTCGTTCTTGAAAAAGTCGGCCACTGTGGTTGCTGTAACTTCAAAGTTGGCTTTGGTATCTTGTACAGTACTAAAATATCCTTGATGGTTATAAGGTACTGCTTCAAAGTCATACACGGTACCTTTGACGTCGGCTTTGATCTTGGCTCCCGTAAACTTGATTGGTATAAATTTGGTCAAGTTTGAAAGGTTGTGTGTTTCACCTGCATCGTCTGTGCCGTAAAAATTAATCTCCAACAAGTACGGCATCTCTAGATAATTTTTTCCGTTTAGTTCTTCAAAGTTTAATTTTCTCAGTCGATCTATCAGTGTTAGCCCGTAAGGCTCAATGATACTGAAACTGATGTCAATGGCATTGGTTGCCTTGGTATTGGCATTGGGCCCAATGATTGTGGTCATTTTTAAACTGTTAAAGTAAAAGTCCTGTCTGAACGCAGGATCTCTTGTATCTTTATAACCAATTGCTGTGGCAATTAGTGTTTTGTTGGGTCTAAAGTTTTTGGGATTGTTGTTTAAATCTTCGTAGTCTTTGATACTCAACGCATGTAATGCCATACCATAGGTATAGGTAGCAAACTGGTGTAGTATGTTTGGTCTTACTGTGCCGCCATCGACTGCATTGTCAGACGCCTCTGACATCTGCTCAACTCCATCTTCGTCGTTGGGCGCTCGTGCGGCTGCTTGCCTTGCTGCCAATGATCGACTGGTAGGTGCTTCGAAGTCCATTGCATCAGGATCAAGTTCATCTTCCTGATTGTCGCTGTCTTCCTCTTCGTAGTCGCTGTCGTCGGGCTCAAAAGGATCTTCTTCGTCCTGCTCAGGAGGATCTGGATCCACCTCGTCTTCGGTGTACGGGTCGCTATCTGTGCCGGTAAAGTCTGATGTATCAGATTCTACGTCATCTGCGGCTATGTCAGAGCTGGCTTCCTCAATTGCCAACTCGTCATCGGTTAAGGTTCCAAAGTCTGGCATCTATTACACTCCAAGGTCTTTGGCTAGGTGTTCTTTTTTTGGAATATAAATTGTTACCCCGGCACGAAAATCCAATAGCGGATCTTCCAAGGTGTTTGGATTACGGGCACGGAATACCCACCAAAGCCCAGAATCTTTGTACAAGTCATAGGCCAATAGATCAGGGCGGTGTTCGTATATCTTGTCAATCTTGTATGCCACATCATCCGAGTACTTGGAAATAGAACGATAATTTAGTACGTCAAGAAACGGGCCCACAGTTTGTGTGGACCAGTAAGGACTGTTCTTTTTATAGGTAACTTTGGCCATTAGATGAATCCTCCGTTGCCTTTGAGCATTTTGCCTGCGGCAAAATCAGTAAGAGTAAAGTTATTGAACATGTTGGTACGACTGTAGACCGGCTGTAGTGTCACAGTCAGTTGACTAGATGTAGGTAATCTGACACTTTTGCCTGACGAAGTACTGACCACTTCAGTTGGATTATTGCTGAACGGGATATCCACGTAATCTACGTCGGCTGGCATGGTATGCTGGAAACTGGTAATCACGCAAGATACATTGGGGAAATAGTAATCGCCGTAGCCGTTCAAGTATACCAACGGTGGCGGATTACCTTGTAGCGCATCGTTGCCCACAAACATCTTGGTGCTGGTGCGGAAAAAGTATATGCAGGCCAACAGATACTGACCTTCTTCCAATGTCTGTACTGTGAAATCCCCTGTGATGCTGATGCTGGCCACATCTGAGCCTTCGTAGAAATAATTCTTATAATTACTATGTGTAAGTGCCTGTTCGCTATAACGTGCATTATGAGTTACACTAATAGCAGGAGTATAAGGAAATATTACACCATCTGTTTTTTGCAACGGAGCAAACAAAGGATTACCAAGTTGATTGACAATAGCATCAGGCCAGCTGATACGCACACGCCAGTCCTGTTCGTTGGCAACTTCTGTACTGAACCAACTCCAGTTTTGATTTTGACCCAGCATTTGTGTGCTTTTGTCAACACTGTTTGCTCCACCAGAAAACAGTCCAGCAACCTTCAATCTGATACCGCTGGGGTCTACTGCATTCAACACAGCATCCAACATGCCGCCTCCGGACTTTCCTCCGGCAGATGGAATAGGTGTTGGTGCTTGTCCTCGGGTGTTGTTCAATGGCATGGTGTCTGACCTTTTAAGTATTTATTTAGAAAATAAACGGCAAATATAATTGGTTGACTTTTGCCGAAACATTATGTTAGTATAGACTAACTTGCAGGAGACAAGAAAATTAAACACAATTACTTAAACAACAAGGATATCCTCAAAGAGATCCACAAGAGCAAAACCACTTACTGCACCTACATTGACCCAAAATATGCCGATTACGACATGATTGTTGCCAGTGTGTCCAAGATAAACAAGAAAAATATCCTAGACGCACGTAAAGCAAGAGCAGAACGCCTGGCCAAGTTGGCACACGAAACTGCTACTGCCGACGGAGTCAAGCGCAAACTGGACGAATTTGAAGTAAAACTCAAAGATGTAGCAGATACAGATGTGGTTTTTCGTGTTATGACTTGGGATCATGTGCCAGTGGACGATGCCAAAACCAAAAAAGCACGTATGGCCGCACTGGAAATTGAAGATGATGAAGATCCATTGCTGACCGAATACAACGAAGCCGACACTACCCACAACAAGTATGTCAAATGCAACTTTCCACCGTTTCAGCATTGGGTGGTCAACGACGCAGGTGATCTGGTTTGCGTGGGCAAAAGTCACTGGAAGGGCGATTTAGAAACTGGCAACTTCAGTCGAGATCACGGAAAAATGACCAACAAGCTGGCTCACATGTTCATGAAGCTGTGCGAACGCTATGCCACACGTAGCAATTGGCGAGGCTACACTTACAATGACGAAATGCGAAGTCAAGCATTGTTGCAGTTGAGTCAAATTGGATTGCAGTTCGATGAGTCCAAAAGTCAAAACCCATTTGCTTATTATACCGCTGCCATTACCAACAGTTTTACTCGTGTGCTGAACATTGAAAAGCGCAATCAAAACCTGCGAGATGACATACTAGAAGCTAACGGACTAACTCCTAGCTTTACTCGCCAAGGATTGGGCGGCAGTTGGGGAGGCGGTGGCGGTGGCGACGACGAGTAACAGTGCTGTAATACCAGTTGTGTTCAACGGGGGCGCATACGGAAATTTTGTTCGATGGTGTTTGTTACATTTTTCCGGGCAAACAGATGGTATAACCTTACCGTTTACACCCACCGGAAGTAGCCATGCTCCTGGATTTTCAGAAAAAAAATTTCCAGGTGTTGTGTTAATTCACCCAAAGAACACCGGGGACCTGCATAACGACTCAATTTTAATAGAAAGACTTGAATCTATTGTTTCTCAATTTGGTTGTGCAATTCTATTGTACGCCAATACTGATAGATTTATTCTCAACTTAAATAACAAATTTGAAAAAATTTTTGAAAAAGGTTTTTTGCATCAAACCGAGAGCATTGATGCTGAAATGGCCAATAATTTAAAACAATGGGGTTGCAACAATTTGGACGAGATGCAACGATGGCAAGTAAGAGAATTTTTATCTATATTTTTATGGCAACAACACCTGGCAGAAACTGAACTAGAGAATTTACTAAAGTTCAATCACCCACAAATCCTCAAAGTTGACATCAACAATTTAATTGTGGACTTTGAAAACACAATCAAATCTCTTTTAAATTTTTCAAATTTCAAATTGATTAGATCAAATTTTGAGGAGATACATCAAGCATGGCTGGCCTGTCAGTATCATCTGAACAAAGATCAGCTGGTGTCTGACATTGTGGATAGCGTTGTACATAATAAAAATTTAGATTGGTCAGAAAAAAATTTAACAGTGGTTGACGAAGGAATTGTCCAGATGAAGCTAAGAGACTTGCATAGACTTGACTTATTATGCTACAATCTTAACGAGTTTCCTACAAACACAATCGAACTTAGAAAATTGTTAATTGATGTCTAACCTATTTAAAAAAGCCGCGGTATTTACTGACATTCACTTTGGACTCAAGTCAAACAGTATCCTGCACAATGAGGATTGCCTGAACTTTGTCAAGTGGGCCACTGCCCGGGCCCGACAAGAAGGCTGTGAAACAGCCATGTTCTTGGGCGACTGGCATAACAATCGTGCCAGTATCAATATTTTAACTCTGGGCTATAGCCTACAGGCACTAGAGCACCTAAATGCCAACTTTGACGCTGTGTACTTTATTCCTGGCAACCACGATCTGTATTATCGTGACAAGCGAGATGTACAAAGTGTTGAATGGGCCAAACACCTCCCCAACATCCATATATGTAATGACTGGTTTACTAGTGGCAATGTAGTCATTGCCCCTTGGTTGGTCGGCGACGATCACAAAAGAATCTCTAAGCTGGCCGGCAAGTACATGTTTGGGCACTTTGAACTGCCCGGATACTTGATGAATGCCATGGTGGCCATGCCCGAGCACGGCGAACTGCGTGGTACTCACTTTGGTGGGTTTGATCATGTGTTTACTGGTCACTTTCATAAACGACAGACACAACGCAACATCACCTATATCGGCAATTGTTTCCCGCATAACTATGCCGATGCCGGCGACGATGACCGAGGCATGATGATCTTGGAATGGGGCCAGGAGCCTGAATTCCATGCATGGCCCGATCAACCCCGGTATCGTGTGTTTCAGCTGAGTGATGTACTCAAGCACACCGAAGCCATGTTACAGCCCAACATGCATGTTAGAGTCAACTTGGACATTGACATCAGCTATGAAGAAGCCACATTTATTAAGGAAACGTTTATCAATACATATGGTCTACGTGAAATTACCTTGATACCAGCCAAACTAACTGAGCTTACTGAGTACGAAATTCAGGGCAATATAGAATTTGAAAGTGTGGATCAGATCGTGTATAGTCAATTGAGCAACATTGACAGTAACCAGTATAATCCAAACCTGTTACTTGAAATTTATAAGAATCTCTGATGTTTAAAATAAAAAATTTGACTGTTCGTAACTTCATGAGTGTAGGAAACACCACGCAGGCTGTTAACTTTGATCGTAGAGACCTTACCTTGGTGCTGGGCGAGAACCTGGACTTGGGTGGCGACGATTCGGGTGCTCGTAACGGAACAGGCAAGACCACTATCATCAATGCCCTGAGCTACGCCCTGTATGGCAATGCGCTGACCAATATCAAGAAAGACAACTTGATCAACAAGACCAACGGTAAAGGCATGATGGTCACTATTGATTTTGAAAAAGACGGGCAGAGCTATCGCATCGAACGTGGCCGCAAGCCCGGAGTCATGAAGTTCTGGGTAGGCGACACCGAACGAGAGATCACCGACGATGCACAGGGCGACTCAAGAGAAACGCAGGCCGACATTGAACGCATGCTGGGAATGAGTCACGACATGTTCAAACACATTGTGGCGCTCAACACTTACACAGAACCTTTTCTAGCACTAAAAGCCAACGAGCAACGACTCATGATCGAGCAGTTGTTGGGCATCACCTTGCTCAGTGAAAAAGCCGATCGTCTCAAAGAGCTGATCAAAGCCACCAAAGATGCCATAACCAAAGAAGAATTTCGTATCAAGGCCGTAACTGATGCCAACAAGAGAATCGAAGAGCAGATTGAAAATCTTCGTCGCAGACAAACCCTGTGGAAGACACGGCACAGCGAAGAATTGGCCAAGTTTGAAATATCATTGGGCCAACTGTTGGAAATTGACATCACAGCAGAAATTGCCGCACACCAAGCACTGGCCGAATACAATCAAAAGAAAAAAGACATCAACGATTTGAAATCGTTTGTGGCTCGTTGTGAGCAAGATGAGGCCCGAGAAAACAAACTGATTGAACGTCTCAAGAAAGAAATTGCCGCTCTGGAAGATCACCGATGTCATGCATGCGGGCAAGATCTGCACGACGAAAAGCATGAAAGTGTATTGGATGCCAAAAAGAAAGAGCTACAAGAAGCTTCATTGCAAGCATTGAGTACCAACACACAATACATTGAACTGACCGATGCACTGGCTGAACTGGGCGAGTTGGGTGATCGGCCCAAAACATTCTACAATACCGAAGCTGATGCAATTCATCATCGTTCGTCTGTTAACAGTTTACAAGAACAGTTGGTGGCCAAGTACAACGAAGTTGATCCTTACGAAGATCAAATCAACGACATGAGCAGTCAAGCCATTGAAGAAATAGTGTACGACACCATCAATGAGTTGACCAGTATGCGTGAGCATCAGGACTTTTTGTTAAAGCTGTTGACCAACAAAGACAGTTTTATCCGCAAGCGAATAATTGATCAAAACTTGAGCTACCTGAATGCCAGACTGGGACAGTACCTGGATCGTATTGGTTTGCCACACACTGTCAAATTCAACAACGACCTAACTGTGAGCATTACCGAGTTGGGCAGAGACCTGGACTTTGACAACTTGAGTCGCGGCGAGCGCAACCGACTGATCCTATCATTGAGCTGGGCTTTCCGCGACGTGTGGGAAAGTTTATACCAACCCATCAACCTGCTGTTTATTGACGAGCTGGTAGATTCAGGCATGGACTCGAGTGGTGTTGAAAATTCCTTGGCCATCCTCAAGAAGATGAGCCGAGATCACAACAAGAGTATTTGGCTGGTTAGTCACAAGGATGAACTGGCTGGTCGAGTCAACAACACCCTGCATGTGGTCAAAGAAAACGGTTTTACCAGTTACAATACCGATGTTGAAATTACTTAACTCTGCCAAGGTACTGCACCTAGAGCCCACTGATGTTTGTCAGGCAGCTTGCCCCTTGTGTGCCCGAGAAACTGATATCAACTTTGACATAACCAAACAACACCATTTGTCCATGTTTGATGTGATCCAGGCTGTGGGTGTCAATGTGATTGAACAGCTGGATAAAATGTTCATGTGCGGCAACTACGGAGATCCTGCTGCCGGCCGACACACACTGGACATTTACAAAAAAGTCAGGACAATCAATCCTGATATAACCTTGGGTATGAATACCAATGGTGCCCTACGCAATGCCAATTGGTGGACAGAGTTGGCAAATATTTTTAATCAACCCCGGGACTATGTGGTATTCAGCATAGACGGGCTAGAGGATACCAATCATGTTTATCGCAAGAACGTGGATTGGAAAACGCTAATGGCCAACGTCGAAAGTTTTATCTTGGCTGGCGGGCATGCACATTGGGACATGCTGGTATATCGACACAATGAACATCAAGTAGATCAGTGTGCAGAACTGGCCAAGTCCATGGGATTTAAGTGGTTTCGTGCCAAAGTCAGTAAACGTGCATTGGTTGAACCTCTGGAAGCGCCCGTGACATGGCAACCAAAGATCGTATCAGACGGACAAATTGTGTGTCACGCAGAACAAGAAAATAGCGTATACTTAGATGCACAACGTCGTCTTAGTCCTTGCTGTTGGTTGGCACACAGCCAGCCAATTGACAGGTTTGACAGTATCCGGGCCAGTTGGACATCAGCGTCGCCTAACCCGATGTGCAGTCAAACCTGTAGACAAAGCAATTCTGTGTCATCTTTTACCGGGCAGTGGCAAAAAAATATAGAATTTGAGATTTGATCAAGAACATGCAACATAATTGTAATACAATGATAACTACACAATATGTCCTGGTACTACCAAAATTCCCTTGTGGAGCAACTGCCCGATGATTGTGTTGGATTCGTTTACATGATTACCAATGCTGTGTCAGGACGCAAATACATAGGCAAAAAACTAGCAAAATTCGCAAAAACCACATACAAGACAGTAAAACTCAAAAACGGCACCAAAAAGAAAAAAAAGATTCGCAGTAAAATCGACTCTGATTGGCAAGAATATTATGGCTCAAACATTGAACTAAACAAAGACGTAGAAACACTTGGACGAGAAAACTTCAAACGCGAAATACTTTACTATTGTCAATCTAAATCAGAATGCAGTTACATTGAGGCCCGCGAACAATTCACACACAAAGTCTTAGAATCAGCAGATTACTACAACGGACACATACAAGTCCGTGTCCATGGCTCCCACATTAAAGACAAGTTAAACGGTTAACGACTCGCACAGGTCTAAAAACGTGTGCCTAGCGACAACTCGATAAAAAGAGGGACGGAAATCTCTGCGCCGTACAGAGTACTTAGCAACTATCCTTGACAGGACGACGATCGCTTAAATGCCGCGATTTTGCTATTTGAATGGAATTTAAGGCTGAAAAGACGCTCTAGCGATAGAGCACGGTTAATATATGTGTTAGCGTATGTGTATTAATCCGCCGTTGTGATAAAGACGCAACTCGAGGTACCGGACAACCGCCTCTGTAATGTTGTAACGCTATGTGGCTGTGCTACTCGGATGATGCCAAACTTTGCCCTGAGCGGGCAAAGTGTGACCGATTAATCTGGATGATACTAGTTTCGCTGGTGCGTGAAGAAAGAAGAAAACAGTTGTGAGCGCAAGCGAAACAACAGATCTCGTTAGAGATCTTAAATGAATGCTACCCCTGACTTCTTGGTATTCTCAAAGTTATCTGAAATGATTTTCCCAATTATGTCTTTGTCTTGTTGCCCCAACAGCATGGCATCGTCATAAGAAATACTGCCACGCATGTACCAACACAATCTTAATACTTCTTCTCTTATGGCTTTTGACTCTCTTTGATATGAGTCAAGTAAACTGATAATTTCGTCAGATTTCAGAGTCAAAAGCCTTGAGCGAAAAAACTTGCGTAATCAAATTCAACATTCAATTTGAATTCTTTTCCGCAATCAGTACATGCTGTGTCCACTGGTTTGATGTTGACATCGTCGGCAAACTTTCTAATTTGTTCCTGTACTTGACGCAAGATACTGCTTTCGGCATTGGCATAAAACTCACTGATAAATTTTGAGTCTCGTACCACGGTACCATCTGCTGTGGTAATACTGTCTGTGCAACCGGTTACATTTTCGTTCTGTAACTCAATCATCTTTTTGACGTGCTGTTCATATTGAACTTTGCGTTCTTCTTCTGACAAGTCTTCGTTGGCCAACAATTGGATCAGTTTTTCTTCTTCGAATGTCACACTGCCTGCACGACTGACTTGACGATAATCAAGAGGTTTCAGCTTGATAGTTAGCTCGCCGTGTGCTTTTACTGTTTTGCTGTAATCGGGTGCTGAAATACGATCCAACACAGATTGCAAGGGAATATCGTAATCATGCTCTGTTTTGCAATGCGGACACTCGGAACTCACGGTCATAGCCGGACCGTAACTGGCAATACGTA